TTCGGGCTCCTCGACTTTCTCGGGCTCCTCGACTTTCTCGGGCTCCTCGACTTTTTCGGGCTCGTTTTCTTTTTCCCCGAATTCTTCGGCTACTTCATCTAGAGTTTTGTCGTCTCTCTCAAACTCCATAAGGAGCCTCTTGAAATCCTCTTCTGTCGTGGCTCTACCCACATACCAAAAACTAACATAATAAATAAGCTTCTTTGACAAGACCAACCAGAAATCTTCATCCTCTTCTTCAAGTTCGTCATATTTCTCTACTCTTTGATCGTAGCTGCCTTCTCCATAGATCTCGGTATGGCTTCCGTCCTTCTCTACGAAATGAGACAAGTGAAGGACCCACCACAATATGGTTTTGTTTCTTGCCCTGTTCTCTGCGGTATTGTCAAATAATGCGGCTTGGTCTAACTCAAAGCTTTGGATTTCTTCTCTTACGAGAGCAGCTTCTCTTATCGCAGAGGTAAAATCTAATTTCTCTTTTTCTGTTCTGTCTGGCTCGGGGATTAAGGATACTCTTTCTATTCTATTTTGTACCTCAAACATTTTTAGATATAGATCAGCATACCTTTCCTTATCTGTATCGGCCAATATTCCCCCATCGTTGGAAAATCTTTTAGACAGCATCTGCCTAGTCAAAAGGCCAGCCCTGATTCCTTCAGAGAGCTTAATGCCAAAAAATAAATCACCTTCATCGAAGAGTCTTCTCGTTGGCTTTTTAATAAGGACGGTTCTGTTTATTACTTTCTCTACTTCTTTCTTCGTGGTGATCTCTTCTCCATTTTCTCCCTTGGAAACCATCTCTTCCATTTCGGTTATTCTTCTTGGTATAGTAAATTCAAATAGTTTCTTCATATCTTATTTTAGGTTTATATCAAAACTAGAAATGTCTTCTTCTAGTTCTCTGATGGTGTCGTTTCCGTAATCTAGTATTCTTTTTCTGCTGCGTTTATATATCTCTTCGGATATTTCTCCGCTAGAATGAAGGTCTTCGAGAATGAAAAGAAAGTTCTTATAAAGATTAGTCACTTTCCTTCGAATTTGAAATTCAAAAAAAACATTGCCAGAGGTTCTACCTCTATCCTTTTCCTCTTCCATAACCTTTTACCTTCATTAGCCTTTACACCCAAAACCCACACGGGAACAAAAAAAAAGCCCCCCTTTGTGGGGGGGGGCTGGATTGTTAACTTTTAAAAGCTTATATGTAGTTTACCAGTCTGCGACGTTACCGGCTCCGCGAATACCGCTCATGAACAAGCCCTTCGTGGTTTGCTTCGTTCCACCGATTTGGGAACTGAAGGTCAAGGACACAGACTTGTTGCTGCCGACGTCAGAGCTATACTCTTGACTATCGATCTTGCAGTTCCTGAGGTCGAAACGAGCAACCGGAAGGCTATCCGAACTGGCCAAGGGACCCCTTAGGGAAATGGCTATGTCGTAGTTAATGTTCGAGTCGTCATCGATAACATCGGCTAGGTTACCACTGTAAAGGTCGCCTACGTTTGCGTCAACCGTGCAAGTCACTGTGACCGGGAACGTAATCTCTCTAGAGAATGCGTACCGGCTTCCGAGTTTCTGCAGCGGATCACGAGCAAGGTCGAAGCTCAAGCTGTAACTTTGGATCTTGGCATCACTTAACATGAGGCCCGTCAAAGTACCGTTGATGGAGGCTCCACCCGCTCTGGTGACATCAAACGTGATATCTCCCGGACGAAGCGCACTTAGTTTATCATTTACGCCAATTCCGGTGGTGTGGCTAACTCCACTAGGTAGAGCATATTCAACAGTAGTAAGTTTCGTTCCGTCTTCTGGGTTAACAGCGGGAATATGGTTTCCGCTTGTGCCAATGTCAAATGCCATGTTCAGGCCTTCAATACTCACGGAAGCGGTTGGGAAATCTCCCACGGAAGCTTCTTGAGTATAAGAGGTCATAAATCCATTTCCAATTCCGATAACGGAAGTTCTTCCAGCTGAAGTTACTTTGTCGTTATGGGTCACATTCTCTGCATCGCCAAGGGCGTCATCACCCTCGGGAACGGTTTGGATAAAATAATTTCTTTCGTCAGTAACCTTGGTCAAGAACCCGGACAGCGCCGTTAATGGGGCAATGCCCGCAGCCACACCCGATTTCTCAACGTGGAACCCGAGCATATGTTCGTTTTCTAAATTGGCAAGAATATAAGAAAAGTCCAATGATACTGTGGGCGATTCCAGAACCACGCGATCAATTGCGGCCAATTCGCCGAACTGGTTAACGTCTTGTCTGGTGATGTTGAAACTGTAGCTAACGTCTTGAATTCTGTGAAGTCGTCTGACCAAGGATTGATACCCAGAACCGGCAAGCGTGGAACCGCCGACCGAGTCTCCTGCGAGCACGCCACCGCCGGCCTCAAAACCGTCGATATTGCCGGCCGCAATGCCCAATGGGGCGGAATTCATGTGTCCTCTATGGCCTAGGCCAAGCGAGGGGTCTCCGTGATAAACGTCGCCGAGCGCCCCGTAGCTCATGTGGAATCCACTAGCAGGGGTTGGTCCTACATACAACGCTTCTGATTGATAAAATACTCTATTTCTGGCCATGGTTAAAAATCCTTTACTTTGCAATAATTATTACATTTATTTTTTGTTTATGAGAAATCATTTTTTATGTACTTCTCGGGGTTCTGATATCTTCTAAATCGAAGTCTATCACTGCACTATATACATTTGGGTTTAAATTCGTCAATTGTGCGTACGACAATCCTCCAATCTTAGTTACACTAACATCCCTAATAAAGATATCATTTTCAGTACCTATTTTCCCAGCTGATTCTGCCACATAATCGAAACAGGTTGGTGCGCTGGAAAAGTCGCCGATACTACTGAACGGTTGCTCTGCGGCGCTGAAGACGGGGATGTAGCTTCTGGCTTGATCCCTAAATATAGACGAAACTGCATCCAATTTGAACTGTGAGTCCGAAAGTGCCACAGCCCTTACATTAAAAGTTGTTTTATCCTCCCCACCAAAGAAAAACGGGTCGTTTTGACTCCCATTGTTCTTCAAGAAAATAGCAGGATAGCTTTTTGTCCCCGGCGGAAGCCCTGTGGGATTAAGGTTTGTTTTGTTTGATAATTGATACTGGGTCTCAAATAGTAACTTTTCTTCTGTTTCGTTGGTTAAGAAGACATTAAAGTCTTTTACGGAGTAATTTCCGCTTATGACCGAGCTAGCACCCTGCTCTTCTGTAAAGTATACCTGCCCTTGCCCATAGTTTATCCCTGTAAATTGAGACTCAGCCCTTTTTCTGAAAACGTTATCTACATAGACCCCGCTCATTACAGTGGCGTTCGGTATTGAGCAGTCAGCCACAAACTGACGAAAAGGAGAGCCATAAGTATGATATCCTTGATAAAGATTATCTACCTTATAAAGTTTTGATCCATGGTTCGTGAAGGCTTCTCCTCTCTTCAAAAGCTCATGGTCAAACCATAAAAAAAAGCTAGACATTATTATATTGTCGTATTGAGCTTTCATCTCCTTATCATTCTCCCTGTTACTTTTGCCCGGAACTCGGCAATTATCTCGCTCATGTACCTAGTCTTTTTGAAGAGGCCAAAGCCTCCATCGCTTTTTGATTGGATGGCTGAACCTGATCTACTGTCTGAGAATCTTCCATACATATAGTTTCCTATTCCAGATATGCCCCTTTCTATACCAACGACCCAACTCCTTCCGCTCTCCCAAGGGAGTGGGGTGAATCTTTTTATTTTGTCCAACGAAGGTAGTTCCACCCTAAAGTTAAAAGATTGACTTGCCACAGAGTTAACAAATTTACTATTTCTATATACGCGGGAAGAGCTTTCTAGGTACTCTCTAACTATATTAGTTGGCCTTGACCCTTCGAAAAAGCCAATGAAACTAAACAAATTTCCTCTACCAACTATTGTTCTGCTTTTGTTAAAAGCGTTCGGGCCCTCCTCTATCTCTTGAGTAACCGGATGTTTATTGAACTTTGAGACAGCTTGAGACTTTGCCCTTCGCACTCTTTTGATCGCTATCTCATAGGCTTTATCTTTTATTCTTGAGCTCCTGCCTACGCCTTTTTTGACAAGCTTTTCCAATGCTCTTCTGCTAACTTTTACTTTTTTTATTATAGGTCGTAGCATTAGTCTGTTGCCTCCAAGTAGAATATATAATAGTTCATCCCTAAGTAATTTTGAATTTTGTCATCACTTACAGTATTGAAGGATTTTTCGTCTACTTCTATTCTTTCTGTTTTTCCGTTTTTTATAAAGTCTCTTGCGTCTTTTTCTACCTTTATTTTTATGACGCCCTTGCTAACTGATGAGTTAAGTATGTTTATGTATCTTGTGTCTTGTTCGTCTTCGTAAACCACCAGCCCATCAAAGACTCCAGAAACAGGAACATAGGTTATATTATCTTCGATAGAACTATCATCGTAACCAGCTAGTACGCTATCAAATGGGCCAGTGTTGACAATTCTTTGAGGCTCTTTGTACACCACTATCTCCCTCTTGAAGGTATCAAAATGATCTCCAAGAGCTCCTGTAAAATCAGGTATGTCAGAAGTGGATATGAGAGAGGGCATTAATTTTCGTAGTTGTTTAAGGTTTTAATATTGTTTCTTAGTATGTCTGTTTTTGTTTTCATATTATTGATTATCTTTTATCCTTACGTATTCTGTATCAGGATTTTGTGCTTCAGGGACAGTGTCATCGCCGACGACCTGTATCGGTGCAGATTTTGTGCTTTTATATGAATTTATTAGTTGACTAAGGTCTTCCGTTTCTTCTCTTCTCGCCGAAATATAAGTTTTAGATAAATCATTTTTGCTAAACTTTCTTATCCTTGATCCATCAGACGTTACTTCTCTAATTGAATCTTGTGATGCGGCACCAAGAACGGACCTTATTTTTACGTCATAATAATGAATAGAATATATTTTCTTAAAAATAACTTTTTGCTCTTCTGTCAAATCAGTAGAAAATTCCTTAGTTATATCATCAATTGTAAGTTCTATATTAATTAAATTGTTTAATTTGCCTATGTTCGTCCTTAACCAAAAGCTCATGGCCGGAATAGACAGGTCTGTTGGCTCTCCCAATTCTCTAAATAATTCATCTGCTATGTCTACTATTTTCATTTTTATTAATTCCAAAATACTCCAGCATTTCCATTGCCTTCTCCAGTTATGCCACTTGGATGTAGGGAGCTTGATTGCTTGCTTATAATTCCACCTTTATCTGACCACATCCCATACCAAGGGTATGGATTTCCACTTCCTAGTTGACCAGTAGCGTCTCCAGACGAGTTGTTATTATGAACGTGTATGTGTCCACCTTCGTTATATATTCCATATTGCCCACTAACTATATAATTGTGTTTTATATCACCGTATGATTTTTCGTATCGTACCCCATATCCAGAGCCCGTTCCCATTACTGACAAACAGCCCTCCACGGTTACGGGGCTACAATTTCGCACAGAAACTGCTGAGCCAGTAGTCGCCCCACTTATAGCTAGGGCAGAAACATATGTTTTGCAATGCAAGTTATCTAAGCTAAGGTAGCTCTGCCCAGAAGGAGCAAACCCCAGCACAGACCCTTTTACTATTGTCGCAGCATTATCAGATTGGTCACCTAAAATATGCAAACTTCCACCATGAAAATCTGAAAAAATCAACCCATCTTCCAGAGTATACGTTCCGGTATCAAAATTAAACGTTAAGCTGTTTCCACCTAGCCTTTTGGGCATCAAGTCTATTTGCTCTTGTATCTGAGAGGCGTTCATGCCGCTATTAAAATTAACGGTTGTGCCAGAGTGAAGTATGTATCCTTTTGTTACCATGATTTTTCTCTACATTATATTAGTAATTACACCTTAAATTCTGAGTCGATTGCAATATAACCGCTGGGTGTTTTCATCGATATTGTTGTCGAATTTCCTTGAGAAAGCGCCCCAGTTGTTCCCACCACCCCTATAGATACGGCGCTCAGAGAGGCTTTTGAGAAGAATATTTCAGACACATTATCTACGCTAGAGTAATCGGCATTGCTCACCCCAAATACTCCAGTCGGGGAGACGTCAATATCCGGGAAAGTCCTTTTCTTTACTTCGTATTTTAAAGCTGCCCCTGTCGCTGCATTGTCGCTATAAGCCTGAGCCAAGGACACAGTTTCACCTTCCAAAAAGTTTTGTTTTTCATAATACCTCTGGCAAAGATGTAGCTCGTCACCTATAGATCTTGTGGGGGTATACAGATTGTACGACAGTCTTCCCTTCGACAAATACGCTGATGCAATCTTCAATACGTGCCCACTACAGATTCCATTTACACACGCCATGTCTTCTGTTTCGCAACCGACGGTTGTAGAACCAGAAAATGTTAAATAATTACCAGTAACCCAAGAGTTGTTGACCGGGGCATTATAGCCTGACCCAGCCCCCAAAACCCAATCTACCCTCAATCCTATTCCGCTGTCAAAATTCCAACTCGGCCTTATCCCAGACATGGGATTACAGTTTATGACTATTCTGTGCCACACGTCTGTGTCAGATAAATAATAATTAGCAATATAACTTTCGTCCATTGCCTCGTTTCTAAAAGCGACAGAATACGACCCAGACTTATTTGACTTAGCATTAAAAGAAAGTGTGAAATCTGATTTCGGAAGAGCTATGGAGTTGTATCCTTCAATTGGATGCTGCACAGAAACGAAATCATAAGGATCCAATTCGCAGGGGGCAATGACATAGTCTTCGTCTACCCTTTGCACAATTCCGTTCAAGGAAACCAAAAGACAATCGCTAAATGGCCCAGACAATCTAAATCCTCTCTCTATTCCATTTCCCACAAAAGTGTCTACAGTACAGGTGCTTACCCCGGTTTGAATAGCTGGGAGAAGGCTCATCTCAGGAAATCCTAAATTCCTTACGTCTACCCTTTGTCCAGAGTAAGGCGGAGAAAAGAAATTTATGCCACTTCCTCCGGTTATATTGTAGCCCATGTTAGGGGTCTGCACAAGACCATCCAACATAACAACGGGGCAGTTTGTTTCGCAAATACCATTTGAGCAAGTTGGAGACACAAAGGGTATTGTGGGAAATGTCTCGGTAGGCCTAGTAAAATTAGATGAATATCTAGCCACGTTTGTTATGCGAAAATCATATAAATAACGCTTAAAATCTAATTCGGGATAGCTTACCCCAAGGCTCGCTTGCGCTTCGCCAAGAACAATATCAACTGGATATTCTAGGCTGTCTGATATTGAACCGCCTCCTTGAAACTCTCCATCTACGTATAGCCTTGCTTCGCTATTGTCTCGGTCGACAACCGCAGCAACATGATGCCAGCTGTTATTGTTCAAAACATCATTTGAATAGATCCTTTGATTAGTGAACCCATTATTGCCATCAGACATCGAAAGATCAAAGAAAATCTTGCCGGGGCTGTCTCCTATTTTTCCAAACATCAGTCTATGGAATTTGTCACCGGCTTCGGGGACGTATGCTTCGGCCCTTCTTTGATATAATATAGTATATTCACTTTGAGCCGCTTGGTTGGTTTTTACCCAGCATTCGATAGTAAATGATGCATTTTCGTCGAAAGATAAACTATCATCGACAGGGGTTTCCACAATAAGCGAATCGTTGTTTCCATCAAAATATATGGCTGATTTATTTGCGTTACCGAATGGGTCGGTATCATTGAAAATTGTCTTGTGATGCGTGTCGCCAGTTGGGGTTACTACCTGACTATGTAGAGATGAATCTGGAAAGCTTCCATCTCCATCATACGTGTCTGATTGGATAAGTAAACGAACGCTATTCCAATATGGATCTCCATTAACATTTTGAGACCCAGTAGGAATAGAAACGGACATATGGAATCCAGTTCCCTGTCCATCCCCATAAAAAACATCATTTGTAGAACCGCTAGAGCCTGAAAAATATTTAAATTCTATTTTTGCTCCTTCGAACGGTGCTTCGCCGAACGTTAGTCCGCTTCCGGTTACTTCATAAGAGTCAGGGGGTTGTATTACTCCGTTCAGGGAAACAAAAATTCTATTTTCATCTGTTCCTGTATATGTTGAGTCATAATATGTTTTCTCCCCGTCTCCGTATCTAATGATGGAGTTATTCCCTGTATCAATCCACGCCCTATCACTATGGCACGATGTTGCCCCTCCAAAGTGCCTCACCTCTATATGTTGCCCCGTGTAGGGGGTGCTAGTGAACATGACCTTTGTATTTTTTCCCTGCACACACTCTATTCCTAAAGAGCATTGCTCTGCCAATTGATTTAGCCCGGTTGGGGGCGCGTCTGGATCTCTTATTATGTTATGTTCTATTGTGTAGTCTGGGAGATAGACTACCTCGCTTGTGACCTTGCCGCTACCATCGCATTTTAAGTACGCAAATCTATCTGCAGAATATTCTCCGCTCTGTATATCATAAAAGACAGTTTCTCTCTGCCAAGGATTTAGGGTGAAAAACCCTCCTATTATTTTATTAGAAAAACCATCCCCGGGATCACCTGTACCGGGAGGTCCAGCTGGACCAGTTTCTCCAACGAGAGATACCCCCTCTTCTCTGTATACAGCCACAGTATCAGTCGCGCTTGGGCCAAACGAATTGAAGGCAACAACCCCAACTTTTCCGGAGGGTACTCCTGTCGGCACGTTGCCCAAGAACCTTATCCCAGCGCTAAAGTCTATAGGCGCATTTCCGCTAGGAGCATATAGTCTTACTGTTGTTGCTTTTACTTCGTTGTTTTTGTTTACGTCCGAACCATTGACTGTGTTAAATTGAGTTACGTAACCCGTAGGTAAATCTATACTTCTAAACGTGGGGCCATCATAATCTATGGAGACGTTGAAAGCGGCATCTTCTATACCGCTTTTATAGACATAGCTTTCAGAATAGATCGTGCCCACAGAAGCTTTGTCGTGCCCACTTACGTGAAGCGTATAGTCTGGGGAGCCAACATTTATCCCAACCCGACCATCGTTTGTTATTATAAGATCTGGGGGTGAATCCGGCGCTCCGGTTCTCTCAAAGACAGCAACGTGTTTTGTCGCGCTGTCTTGCACCACGTGTATTTTTGCTTCGGGAGATTGTATGTTAACCCCAAATTCTCCAGAGTTATTAAATAAAGCTACAAAACTGTCATCAATTAAAAACCTTGTTTCCCCAGTCGTGGAACTATGAATGTATAGATTTTTGTTTCCGGTTTCCTCGAACCCAATAGTGCCGACCATCAACCCGCTTTTGTCTGCATATTTTATATAGGACGTAAACTCACTTTCTGTTGTCGAGTGCGTGGAATCTTGAAACTCTGCATATACCCCGCTTTCATCAGCGACGTGAAGCTTTGCGCTTGGAAACCACTTGCCTATACCGAAGTTCCCTTCGTAGTAAGATACTCCGGTGTTACAGGTATCTTCCCAGCCAGTAAATCCGCTTCTTACTAAATATAAATTATAATATGCCATGCCTTAACATTCCCATTCTGAAATTGCTGTTCTTCTCCATATACCATCCCCTAATACGTATTCCGCATTAGAGTTAATCAATAGAACGGTACTATATCCGAAACCAAGGCTTTCGGTCCACAGGGTAGATGGGGGCGTAAAGGTAGACGTATATAGCGCTGCCCCTTTTGTTATTTTTACTCCGTCTATGAATCCGGTTAATGGTCTTGTTCCGTCTGCCGCACCCGCGCCGATTACCAATGGGGCTGTGTTTTGAGTCGCAGCGCCCGCAACCTGACCATGAATCGCGTATGCACCATTTACATAAATAGTAAAACGGTTATTGCTATTTGTTCTTACAAAAGCAATGTGATGCCATGTATTGGCTTGGATTGTCCCTGCCGCGCTATTACTGCCCGATTGCCATCCCGGGGTTGGGTCATTAGCGTTGCATGATATGGCCAACCCTATTGCTCCATTGTTATAGATGAAGATTTCGTATGGCGCAACAGGTATGCCGAAGGGGGCATTTCCGTTCCATGTATTTCTTTTGGTAAACAAGACCGAAGTTGTTATTGGCATACTCGTTAGGTATATCCAAGTTTCCATAGTAAAATCGCCGCCCTGCATGTCTAGAGATGAATGGTCTGCAACAGCGAGCCAATCGTCCCCGTCCAAACTAATAGAAGAAACCCCCAATTTCTTTTGGACCGTGCTGTGATGCGCGCTCCCGCTCGCGCTAACGACATGAAGAAGCGACGAAGAGTCTGTTATCGGAGCAACGACCTGCTCTCCCCCCTTAACGCACAGATATAAATATTGATAATCAAAAGCCATCATTCCAAATTCGCCACTGTCATATACGCCGGTAGGCACCCAGCCAGACTTCATCATGCCTAAGTTAAATAAAACATTTTTATCGACGTGCACAGCATCACCGGTAACGCATATGCCGCTTCCGCCACTAATATGCACAGCGTCTTCCGTAACGTATACCCCTTCCCCGCCGCTGACATGGACATGATTATCTGTTACATACAGTCCACTTCCGTCACCGACATCTACAGTGATGTCAGAAGTAAGCGGCCCCCCGTGCTGTAATCCGCTTCCTGCAGAAACTTTTCTTGTATCAGGAATAAGGCCTGCCCCAATCGCGCTGACAGAAATACCAATAACGTCATCTGTGCCAGTTATGGTAACATTGTCACCAGCCATGATTTTTTTGAATTTGAATTCTTTACCAACCTCTCCGCTATATATCCCAGTTGCAAAGGCTGGTCCTATATTTACTGCTGTGTTGTATTCGCCCGAAGCGGCTTGAACTTGGCTTATGCAAGCGATGTCGCACATATTGCCAGAATAACCCATGGTCCACAAATCCTTAGCTTCATCCCATAAGATCAAAGCATTTGAGGTGACTGCCCCCCTGTCAATTTCTATCCCCGCATACCTTAATGAAACTCCGTTACCCAGCTCTCCGCTGTTTAAAGAAATTACATTATCCCTTACGGCGAGATCGGTTGTGTTTACAATGGTTTTTGTGCCCATAACCGTCAATGTATGAGCGAATAAATCCTCTATATATGCAGTATGGTCTACATTTAGCTCCCTAAAGTACCCTGTATACCCCGTAATATTCCCTGCTACATCTAGGGTCTGTGTAGGAGAATCTAATGGAGATGGATGCTGATCGAGGTGCTGCTGTATGGCCACTGTACCGACAAAAAGCCCAGAGTTTCCCGTAAGATAGTGGGAAAACTTAAAGTTTTCAGACTTGAGAGTCTTCTTGTCTAGAGGAATGTAGGCCATACATATTGGTTACACTATTATGAAAACTACAGAAAGATTCAATTTTTTTCCCCTTTTGTTACAAACCCTTTTCTTTTTCTTTTTTTCTTTGGTGGGGCTTTTTTCTTCGTTGGGGGTGATAGTTTACTAAATAAATTTTTAAAATATTTACTTATAGGGGAGAATAAGCCGGGGGCCTCTTTGGCAACAGGCTCGACGCTCTTTCTCTTTGACCCTTTTATCGAGCCCCTTATAGTCGATTTGCCTCTGTATTCGGGGGCTTTGGGTTGTGGTTGATCTCCCCTTATGAGCTTGAGTAGCTCTTTTTCTGACATGTTCTGCAGGGTCTTGTCTGCTCTTTCTCCTGCTTTTTCTATGATTAATACAACTATTTCGCTTAGCTTAATATCCGCTAAGATTTTATTAACCATTTTTTGCTTAGCTTCATCGATCTGTTCTCGCTTTATCACAATAGATTATAGGGAGAAAATAAAGCAAAATAAAAAAAATCACCCTAAAAGATGATTTTATTTTAGATTAGACTAGGCTTACAAAGACCGTAGCTTGATAATTTTGACTCGTTACCTGATCTGTGAGCTGGATCCAACATCCCGTCGTGGACATACCAGACACTTGGTGACCCAAGAAGTCCTCTAGGTGGCCGGTGTTTGATATAGAGGCTACAACATTAGGTATTGCCCCATAAACATTATCATACGTAACTCCGACCACATCGGCGCTGTTTGGGATATTGACCTTCTTTGTCTCAAATTCCCTTTCAGTAATAAGGGCGTGTATCCCGTGGGGAGCGCCAGTTATTCCGAGTACCCACTTCTTGTCTAACGTAGTGTCTCTCGAGCCTGCTGCTTCGTCGAACAGGATATATGCGTCTGCCTGTGATCCTCTATCAATTTGGATACCAGCAGTACGCATGGTTACCCCTGCGCCCGCTTCTCCGCTATTAAGGAGAATAAGGTTATCTTCAATTGTAACGTTGTTTACGTCTATTCTTGTAAATGAACCCGTTACATTAAGATTAGAAATCATTACGTCCCCATGGAACATCTTATTTCCATTAATCTCTTGGAAGCCGAAAGTCCTAACAACAGTGTCGTCTACAGCGAAATCTGTATCCGCAGATCCATCAAAAGTAAATGGCATAACACCCGGTTGCCCCGGTGCCGGCGACAGTGCGCCCACCGTGGCGTTTGCGTCGCCACCCTTACTTGGGGAACCAGCGTAGTTAACTCCAAGTTGCAAATTACCAATTCCTCCGGGCTGAACCCTGAGTGCGTCGCCGTCTACAGAGATGGTAGATCCATCAACATTTGCGCCAAGCTTTAATGTGCCGCCAAGATTTACGCTTGTGCTTCCCGTTAGTCCGGCATCAGCATGAACAGTTATGGCATCAGCACTTATTAAGCCTACTCCATTATCAGAGAAGTGTGTGGAATTAAGCGTAACGACACCAACCGTAGATGAGTCAGCTTTACCCGTAATTAATCCATCTGTAAGTTGAGAAATTTTTACTTTCTTTGTCGTTCCATTGTCACCAACAAGTAAAGTATCATCATTATTTAAAGTTATAGATGCTCCATCTATGGCGGAAGAAATGTCTATCGATTGGCCGCCGACCTTTTTCGAGGTTGTGATCTTGTTTAATTTGGTGTCGGCGATTGAGCCAGCCAACATGTTATTAGTAACACCAAGGCCGCTAATGTTGAGAATGTTTGATGTAGCATATAAACCAGAACCGACCCCTACATTAAGGGTTAAGTCACCGCCTAGCGCTCCTCCTCCGTCAAGACCTAGACCAGCAAAAACGCTAGTAGTCTGTGGTACAGCAGAATTTGCTATTCCAGAAACAACCTGCACGCTCGTAATGAGTACTCCGGTTGCCTGCGAAAGAACATGTTGGTCTGAGTGAAGGTGCCCTGTGGCTGCTGCAAGCGTCGCTATATCTGCGACTGTGACCGGGTGGCTGTCTTCTAGGGCCTCTATTCTGCCGTCTATACTTACTCCGGTTTTAACTAGCTCGCCACTTAACAAGCCGATATTGACGTTCAAACCGTCGGTAAGGTCTGTGGTGGCTATATCGTATAATACATTTCCGTGACCCGTGCCAGTGATTCCGATTTGCCAGCCCTTTTGCTTTATTCCCGGCTCATAAGATTTTCCATCAGAAGAGGTGGCTATGCCTGCTTCGAAGGCACCCTCATTCCAAACAATCAGCGCATGTGGGTAAAGAAATTGACCAGATCCAGTTTGCCTACTAATGTCTAGACCAGCGAATTGAGTCTGAACCCCAGACGCCATCCCGGTACCAGTATTTAAATTAAGGAAAGTACCCCCTACGGCGATGGCTTCTGTACTAAACGTAGACGTTGTCCCTTGGACAACCAAGTTCTGCACGTAAACAGTATCCTCAAAATATTTATTCCCCTTAGCAGTTTGTACACCATGCAGAAGAACAGATTCACCGCTTAAAGTATTTATGTAGCCATGTAGCGTCGTTCCTGTGGTTGCGAGATTTGATGCGTTAGTAGAAATTTCAGTATGATGGGCATCTACATGACCAGACACAAGACCCAAGCTTCCCGTCGTAGAAAGTAAAAGATCTTCTATAACCGCAACTTCACCATGATGGACGTCAACATGATCAGAAACCCCAATGAGAGTATTGTGAAGGTATCCAGAGGCAGTTTCTAGATATCCCAAATCAACCTTTATGTCACCCGTCGCAATCTCTAGAACTGTTATATCTGAATTGATCGTATTGATGTCCCCGCCTATAGTAACAACATCACCGGAAATTGACTGAACGCTACCAGAGATTGCGACGACTTCGCTGTCGATGTAACCCGTAGCCGTCTCAAGGACGCTTATCGCAGCTTCCGTGACATCTAGATCACCAGAGACAAGCTGTACGCTGCTATGTAAATATCCAGAGGCTGTGTTTAATGCAGTAAGCTGAGTAGCCGTATCTGTAGGAATATTAGAGGCAATAGTAATAAAATTATCACCGTTAGTGATAGTTATATTTGCCCCGCCATGAATGGTTTTGAGAAGAAGCTCTTGATCTTTCTTGCCGCTATAGATTTCGCCTAACTTGCCTCCGACGTTTAAAGCCTCGGTCGCGCCTACGACTACCCCGTCGTAAAATAGGCCATCGCTACTCCCCGTAAGGAGAAGTCCATTAAGTTTTAATTGTTCTGCGGAAAAAGTTCTTTTAAAAGCCATTATTATACCTTATTTCTTATAAAAATTGTATTAAAGTTTACACACATACAGCAAAATAAGTGTCAATTTTCTTGCCAATGTTCCGAAGAAACGAAACTCTCTATGAAAAACCCCCGAGAATCCACATCTGACGAAAAGTGAACCCAACAACCAGTTTGAGTTATACCCTCCGTGGAGGAAAGGAAGAAGTTCAACCCAGACGGGGAAACCATAGTATTTACGACCCTAGGGGTATAGTTCACGTCCCAAGGAATGGGCTGTTTTGCTCCATAAAATGGAGCCCCTGTCTCAACTTCTGTTTTTAGAAAAATGAAATCTGTTTTATTATCTAAATATCCGCTTGCCCCAGAAACGTGATTCTCGGTAGCTATCTTGTCAATACCCTCGCTTCCAGTAATATACAGTTCTTCAAAATATCCAGCACCCTCAACCATTAGGTTGCCGTCTACGTGCAGACGCTCTTTTGGTTCTGAAACGCCTATTCCTATGTAATATTGTGAGGATGCCCCCGGGGCAAAAAGTATTCTTTGGTTTTCGGTATCTACCCGCAGGATTTGGTCTTCGTTGTGCCTTATACTAAAAAAGTCATCTACCTCTCTGTTTTTCCCACTTACCTTGAAGGTCCCATCTTCTATTATCAATTGTTGGCCGCTAAACCTGAGTATGTCATTTGCTCTTTCATAGAAAAATGCTTTTGCCCCCTGAAGCTGGTTACCGCTCTTGTATTGAATGGCTCCATCTAATCCAACAGCACCGCTAATTGATCCATCTACTCCGTCTGCCCCGTCTACCCCCGCCGCGCCCTGCATTAACTCTGTTCCTCCAATGCCCGCAAGGTTAGTATCAACAGAAAAGGACCCGGGAACAATTACATTAGCAAAGACCTGCCCAGAGGTTATAGCTGGGTACAGAACGGTACCCGGGACAATAACGCTAGCAGTTTTTGCCCCAGCTACAACGGCCGAAGCAGAGACTTGGCCGGCAACAATAACATCTACTCCGGCCATTAGTTAGTAACTTCTGGGTAAAAATTGACATATCCATAAATAAGTTTGTCTACGTAATGTCCAGAGGAAATTTCTATATCATAGACCCCCTGAGAAATCGGCATACCTGTAGTTTGCGCTCCCGACAAAGTTACATCGATAAATCCACTTGTTAAATAGCCCTCTACGCCAGAGGGCTTAAGGTCCAATAAGGCATCGCTATCTGAATATCTATGCTTTATAATCCCTTTGACTTGGTAGGGAGTGAGGTCTATGACTGACCCAAGCTGGTCTTTCGCAATTAATCTAACAGAAAAATTTGATCCTCTTGTAATATTTAAATTATAATTAGTAGCCATAACAACAATATCCCAATTGTTATTACACAATTAATTAATTAAGAGGATTAGATGATTGTCTATTTTCCTTCGCTGAGGATCTTTTTTACTGCGCTGGAAACCTTTTCTGTCTTAGCTCTGGATGCTGGCTTTCGGTAACCATTTACATGCTTTGTAAATTCCCTCATGAGTCTTCCCTTGAGGATTTCTCTATTGTCTACGGGAATTAGCCCCACTTTAGTTGCGTGAGTCTGCAGGTCGCTTTTCGTCATGTTATCTAAGCCTTCTTCGTATTCGGCTTTTTCGATTGTTTTATATTTCCCCATGCCAGAGTCTCCCCATATCTGATCTAGCGTCGTTGGCTCTACACCCTCTTCTTTTCCGTGGGTTTGAGAAAGGGATTTTAAGCTTTTTTTTCTTGAAGCTTTTGACGTTTTTTTAATGTTTTTTTTCTTTGCAGCCATAATATTTGCCTTTTTCCTTGTTTGGCCTTACACGAAAGCAAAAAAAAATAGAAGCATTATCTGCTTCTATTTCTAATTAGACTCAGCCGACAAAGGATTAGGGTAAGCGAGTGGGAACGAGGGTCGAACCACACCATAACGTTTGCCCGCCTATCCAATGGTCCAATTTGTTATCGCCAGTTTTTTAATTATCTGACCTCTACATGTCACCATGCAGTTCGGACTATATCTTCACGTACTGTGTCGGGCGCTCGTGGGCAGATTATTGTTGGGACTCACTGCCTAGTCTCTACACCTTCCAGAAAACTTATTTCCCTTTCTGGCTTGGCTCGGTATTGTCTTCGTGGTCTGTCGTAAAAAACAACCTCAAAGAGTTTCACCGAATTCACCCGATACGGCCAACTTTTAAAAGAGAATTAATCTCTTTATCCTATCCCAAATTACACACTTACGTCTACTTGGGAAATACTTTTTGAGCCTTTCTGTTTAAAAAATTAATTGAGACCGGGAAGGCGCAAGGGGTTGGGGGCGGGGTCCACATAGTTATTAAGGTCTACCCAGTGTTTTGGGGGCTTGCCGTTGCGTCCGTGAACGACGGAGTTGCCACCGTTACCGGTTGGGTTATATCTCCAAATTCTGGCGGTGTTAAAACTAAATGGCACGCCGCTCGGTGAAACTCCATTTTTTTCACCGATAAGACCTTTGTGGTTTATAAATCTGGAGCCTTCTTCTCCCCCAAATCGCTGAGTATCGACCCTTATTACGCCAATATGGCTACCGTCGGGATTTCGACGATTCAAAATTTGATTTCCGTCATTCCATGGTGGCAGGTTTTGATTGTATCTTCCGCCGTTCATTAGGGAAACCTGCGCATTGGTAATACCGTACTTCTCGAGGCCATCACTGTCCCAAGGGACTACCCATCCCGGCTTTCCGGTGGCTGGGTGAGGAATTCCCGCTGCGTTTTCTCCGATACTTCCATAGTTCGCGCCGTAGGGCGTATTCATATTTTGGTATCTGTTCTGACCCTTGTTTGGCCACGAAACAGAGGTCTTACCGTGAATAATGAGTGGCAGAAAAATGTGTTGGTTTGCCTCTATAAGGCTCACTGCCAGAAGTTTTTTTTGGTATTCGGTTAAGGGGCCGTTTCCGACGACTGCGCGTCCACCAATATTATTCGCGTATGCAGTTACAAGGTGATTAAATCTATTTTTTTGCTCCACGGTTATTCCCTGCGTAGTGCCACTGGAATTTAAAATAAAATTCCAAAACATTGACTGCCCGTTTTTAAACTGAGACTGAGCCTTCAGGTGGCCATTATTTTGGAGGCCCGAAAAAGTTGAAAAATATGGCATTAGCATTGGATGCATATTAGGCCATGGTGAACCAATGTTAGGATTTTCTGGAGATGCGGTTAATGGTCTTAATGCACTTCTCACTCCTATTGGGTCGGGGAATTTTCTTTTGTTGACGAAGTTAAGATACTTTCTACTCTCTGAGTTCATCACTGCATTGGGAATCCCCGCTCCTCCATAAGGATCAACGGCATGTCTTTTGCTCTTTAAACCTTGAGTAAAACCAGAGGTTCCCATAAACCCATTTTGCCGGGCCGTCTGCATCGTAGATAATGGATAATAAGTGGTTTTAACACCCTGAGGACCCGCTGGTAGCCCAGTGTTTGGGTCTATAAACATTTGCGGCGCTGGAGGCGCGCCGCCAGCAGGTTCAATTGGAACAGGCATTATTTCGGGGGGCAACGGCAAATTGGTGCGAGGAATGATCATGCACCTTTGACCACTCAATGGCTGAGCTCCGGCGGGAGGGCATACTTTTGGATTTGGGTCTGGTGGCTTACCGGCGTTGGGGTTTCCCTTTCTTTTTGGCGGGTTTACCGGACGTTGAGGAAGTTGTTCGGCGTTCTTTGGTTTATTTGCGTTTGGCGACTTTTTCTTTTTGCCGCGCGCGGCGGCGTTTCTGGCCGCGCGGGCAGCTCGCTCCGCAGACTTGGCGTTCCTTAGCCTCATCGCTTTTGCTTCCCTTTCCGCTTGCTTCAACTTTTCCTGATCGATCTGATGCTGCTCTTCTATTGCCTCGGCCCTTCGGAGCGCTATCGGGCTATTTGGATCAAGGGGCGTCTCAGATTTGCACCCGATGAAGAAAAGAAATGTGTCCCATTTTAACCCCATAATATTTAAAGTGGTTAGGCCAGACCAATATGTTCAGCTAGGTCAATTTTCGGCAGGTTGCTCGCACCGTAAGCGCGGACTTGGTCGTAGCCGTCAAGGGCAACAGTCACCACTTCTGATTCAACGGTTCCGTCATAATAAGTGGTTTCTACATTCATCTGCACAACGTTCTGACCGTCTTGGTTAGCGTTAGTGTACATTGCGCTCACCACATCTTTGTTGGGGCTCATCGTCTGGGTAAAACACTCGGCACTTGGGTCACTTATCATTTCAATCTCAAAACTTGGAACTTCTGAGCTCTCTACCCCTTCTGGATTAATATATTTGACATTGATCTCCGGGTCACCGTAACCTCCGGCCTGCTGGGGATTATCGGCATACAAGAGAAAGTATCCACCGCCATCATTGCTTGTTTGGTCGTCTGCGCTCTTTTCTATATCCAACAATCTCATTTGTCCAGCCACAGACTGGTTGGTATAATCCGGTAGCGTATCCGCCTTGGTTTTGGCAGATAAACCACTTACCTTTTTGCTTACCACTCCTCCATGAACTGCATCCGGAAGAGCACTAAAGGAGTCGCTTAGTGCGCCATCCATGCTCACAGACACGGAGTCGCATGCATTCTCGCATGTTGGGGTTGGGGCGCCACCGGCCATAGTGTCGGCAGCTACCGAGAAGCCGCGCGCATCTGGACTGTTGTCACTCAGCATGTTGTCCATCGCAAAACGCATGCCGGGGGAGTCACCGGCTGCATTTAAAATCTTAACGTCATTTCTTTTGTCTTCGTCAACGTTCTGTTCTATGAAGTTCTTAATGCCTGCGTAGGCATCCATCTCCAACATATCAGAAGATTTTTGCTTAAATTGTTTGGCCCCGCCGAATAACTGCCATTTCGCCTCCGAAAAATCAGCTGCTAATTTTCCGCGTTGCCCTTCGTCACCCATGGAGCTGTAAAGTTTCAGACTTTCCAACTCTTGTACTTCTTCACGATTCAGTCCGGGGTCTATTCCAATTTTTCCGCCAAATAATGTTATTTTCCCTGACACTGGATCTTGCATCTGGCCGGGGTGGCCTCGGCCATTGCTGAACCCTTTGTTTGGGTCACTTTTTGAGTTTGATGCAGATCCGCGCTTGTTGTTCGCGGGTAATGGGCCGGCGTTTCCATTTGGGTTCAGGTTACAGGGCGCCCTGCAGCATACTATTAATTGATTTTGATTCCTCTGGGTCGTTTGGCTTGGTAGATTGGCTGGCGTTGTCGAGCTTTTGGGTACATTTCGAACCCTGCCGCTCTCGTCTGTTCCGGTCCGGACACATCCGCCACCTCCGGCCCATAGGTTTTGGCCCATTTTGGGCATGGGGTGAGGAAGGATAGTGGGCAGTTCAAAAGTCGCCTCTTTTGCGCTCTCCTCGAGACTGTTGATTGGAAAGATTCCTCCACTGGGGCCACCCGGTAAACCCACGACGAAAATCCGCTCTTTTGGCTGGCCGGCTAAATGTGCGGGGATGCCTGCGCGCGCTTGCGCTTCGTAGGTTAGTGGGCTTCCTGTTCCGGCTCCTTCTTTGCCTCCTCGGCTATATGTTTCGAAGGGCCCCATACAGTTGCCCCAGATGTTTGCCATTTTGCTGTTTATTCCTGACATAATATTTTCCTAAATTAGTGTATTCAGGAATTATTACACGAAAAAAACAATAGGTAACTGCAACTTATTAAGAGATATTTATCTGGTGAATCTCTGGAAAATTAATACATGGAATTTTTTCTGTGGACTCACTAAGGGCTGTAGTTGTGCTTGTTGACGAGTCGTATTTTGAACCATTGACGCTGTAGGTCATGCGAGAATTCAAATTATCGACATCCTGCCGCGATTCACATCCACACATATTAAATCCTGCTTCATTTGCCACTAGGCCAAAGCTTTTTCCTTCTCCAGAAGCGATGCTGAATTCAAAGGATTGCCCGTTTAGGTAATCGTTGGTAAGTTGCATCTGGTATTCTGTGGTCAAGTAGTTGAGTTTTATTGGGTCGTCAATAGACACAGGATAAATTTTATTATATCTTGTTTCTGGTTTCTTTCCGTTCACGTGCCATTCATGTGGTTTAACCACTATCGTATAGGTGGTTGTTGGGTTTGTGTCCGAAGGCGGTACAAATTTAATTTCCCCACACTTTAGCCCACACACTGCTCTTCTCGCCCTGTTGAACCTCATGGCGAACCCCATAACCCAGTTGGTTACATTGGCGTGGCTAGTAAAAACAGAACCAAAATTAGCAAGCAACCCCTTATGTATATAAATCTTATCGGTAACCAAACATGTTCCCTCCCCAAAATAGAAGCTGGTGTCTGCGCCTAGCACTAGAACATCGATAGCGTCAATCCAATTTTTTCTGGTTAATTCTATGAATCCAGCTTTATATAAATCGCTATTTATTAATAGAGACTCTATGGCATCTACTTGATTTGTAAACCTAAAATTTAACCTAGTGTTACTAGAAACGAAGCATCCATTTGTTCCTAGCCCTGAAGCAATAACTATATTATCATTGGCTAAGTTATATCCCACGCCTTGGTTATAATCCGCCGATACACAGGAATTCTTGAGGTAATCAGAAGATCCCCTTGCTCTATCATTAACCGAAATTGCCTCGAGACTGAGCTTAGGCAGGTTTCTTTTACCTAGTTGCGAGTTGATTCGGAAGTTATCTTTTGTAATTCTTAGATTAGCTGGCATGATTAAATCCTATGGTGCTATTACTACATATTCGCTCATTTCAAGATTCTCGGCCATATTCCTCAATAAGGGCTGGACCCTTGCGTAATAAAAAGTAAAGTTCTTTTTCTTATATACTATGGGGTTGCCTTGAAAATCTTCCCCATCTACGGCGTTGACCCCCATGGTTTCCCATTGCTGTCTCAACTCCGACTGATAAGAGGCGTCGAAAGTTTGAGAAGCATACTCTGCATAGCTATGTCCATTAAAGTATGAATACGGAGGCCTGTTCATCATGATGAAAAACTCTGTTTCTGCTTCGGCTTTAGTGAGATCACAATTTTTCAAAAAGAGTCCAAGAACTTCGTCCCTAGTGTATCCAAAGTTTAAACTAATTGGATCAAAAGAGTAGTTCAAAATATGCTTTAATTTGTTTGGCTCTATCCTAAATCTAGGATCTTCATCAACGCCAATTAAATTTTGAGAATTCTCATTAAAAACAAGTCTTCCTTCAAATTCGAAAAAATAGAATTTTTTAGCTGGATAAGGTGTTAACATTTTATATTACTCCTGTCATTACTTTGGTCATAAATTTGTGGAACTTAGTCATATTAGCTCCGCTAGTTCTATGGCCAGCCAGTATCAATAAGTTATCTAGTTTTCTATAGCAGTCAACCATTGCTAAGGCCCCTGCTATGTTTTGTGCTTCTGCAGGACTCGAGAAGGACACACCTTCACCAGACCCAGAAATCGTAATTTCAAAATCGTCTGTATCTCCTCCGAACTCTCTCATTCCGGTTGGAACAGCTTCGATTTGCCCATGGAAGCCTACCAATTCCCCATTGGCTGCCCATACTTCAATCTTGTATGGTGTATCTTGTGGAATGACTCCGTTCCAAGCGTTGCCTGTCCACATTCTCACTTTGCTTTGCCCGGTATGCGTGTCTGCTCCCCAACCGGTTGTCGCGTAAGTGTTATAAAAATCAGTATCAACCAAATTAGCCGGGGCTGTTTCAGAAGAAATAGTTCCAGAGGCATTGTATTTTTCTACAGTCACTCCACCCTTCAGTACTGTTCCACTAGGAATAATGTAGTTCTTAGAAGACAGGTAGCTTACCTTGGATCTCACCGTGGTGTCTATCCATCCGCTATAGCCAGTCCAAGGCAAGCTTCTTGCGTCGTCTTGTCCTGTGAACCAAGACCCCGGACCAGCCGCTCCACTAAATCGAGAAAGGCCAGCGGAACCGCTGTGATGGTGTTGCCCAGAGGTTTGAGTAAATCCTGTAAATGCGAGCTCTTCGTGCGGGGAAACCCAAACGATTGTTTCATTTGAAATTCCGCTCCTAACTCCGCCGGGACCACTCCTAAAGCGTCCAGTTTTGATGACAATAATATCATTGCATTCTCTTATGGCATCAGTAGCTCTTAAATAAATAGCGTTTTTGTAGGGTTTGCAGAACGAGCTGTGTTGAGTGACCCTTCCCCAATTTTTTGAATCTTTTTCAAAGCTAAAAACGAAATTACCTCCGTTGGCCATAACGTTCGCGACAGAGGTTCTCATGGGTCTTGAAAGGTGGGCAAATCGTCTTTGCATCGTGGTGCTCCACCTAGAAAGTCTAAATCCATAAACAAAAAATGAATTCCTAAGGAAATAAACCATTCCCCTCATAGACCGGAACAGTGTGCCCCCGCCACTAAGTGAGACTTCTGCTTCTGTGGAGTAGTCTATCCCGAATCTCGCTTTGACTTCGCCCTTGTCTACGTAAAGTTCAAGGTTGTCTGTAGTATCAATAAATCTTGTCGCCTCAATACTTCCGTCGGGGTTGATTCTTATTGGTCTGCCGTTATCTGCTCCGATGTCGAGAGCACCTTCTTTTAGTGCTTCGTATTCTGAAAATTTTCTTCTATAAGGGTGCGCCATAGTATATTCTTTCCTGTGCTGTTTACGTTGTACGTTACACCTATTTTGAGATGCGTAGACAAAAAAAAGGCCGAGAAAATCTCGGCCTGTGTTAATTATTATTAAATAATTTAAATGTGTATTCCTACAATTGCGCGGGAGTCTAGACATACGCGACCCTCTTCGAGAGACCCGTAGAATCCGATTCTTTCTGCACGGCTTACGAACTGATCATCCGGAACAGCCACAAACGTCGAACCGCTGTCAGCATGACGAGCGACGGGGCGAATGAAGGAGTCACGACTCAGATCCAAGCCAACAAGGACTTGGTTGTTCGAAAGGTTCAAAGTACCGTCTCTGGTTCCGCCAGACCCGGCAGGTGCATTGTGAGTAAGACCACTGCCATCAACAAAGCTCTTATAAAGAGTATTGTATTTTTTGCCAGCACCAAACTCAAGCATCTCGTGAAGAACGACCCCATACAGGGATGACATTCCAGCGCTTCTCCAAATATCGTTACGAACGTTATCGGGAAGAGTCACTGGGCCAGTTGTTTTGGATCCCACATCAAGATCGTTTACGGGATTGTAAGCAAACCCGCGAACGTCTTCCATCATTTCAGGGCTCAAGAACAGGTCGGTTAGACCTTTGGCGCTGAAATCAGAAGGAGTTCCATCGTTACCGTTTCCCGCCCAAGATCCATTAATTCTCTTGACCAAAGTCATAAGAGCGTTAATGTCAGAGGGTGAGAATTGATCTCCGTCCATGCCACCGATAGTGTGCACGACGCCATTGGTTTGTGCCTCGGCGAGAGCCTTAAGAACAACGGCCCAAGCGTTTCTCTCCTGCTTGAGGAGAACCTCTTGTCCCATTCTCTCAATGGTTTTACCGAGTACGTCCAAGCGAGCGCGACGAGCATATTTCTTTAAGAAAGTCACAGCGGTATCAAGTCTGTAGGTGGCGATTTTCATCTCTGCCATACCTTCGACATGACTAGTGGGCAAGCCACCGGCGATGTTCTGTGACCAAACTGTAATATGATCGGCATTCTCACTGTAGTAAAGATCCAAAGGATAGCTTGGGCTGTCATCTTCATCGTATTCATTATCCGTAAAGATAAGACTTGCGGTGCCAGCTTGTTGAATAACTTGCTGAACAACAGGTCCGATAAAAGCAGCGAAAGCTTCCTGAGCCTCTCGGGCTTCAGTAGAATTTCTAGACCCCATAGCTTTGATAAGTTCAACCTGCTCTGGAGTGTTTTTTAGTTTAAGCTTCATAATAAAATGTTCCTATAGTTAAATGTTAAAGTTCGATCTTTAACAGTACGTGATTATTGTCGTCAAGCGATCCCAATGTTTTGCCTACCTTAGTGGCATTGGTTGAAGTCGTTGATAGTTCACCGTTATTTGCAGTGTACACGTCCACGTTCGCCACTGGCGAATCAGATGTTAGGACGGCACCGCTGTAAAGAACGATTCCTTTAGTCAGTACAGGTACTGCTTGTCCACTAATGGCAACGCCCATTTCGGCGGCCTTGCGTGGGTTGTAAAGTAGCTTCTCGCCGTTTTCGTCAAGCTCTTGAACGCCGTAAAGCGTCAAGCCAAGTGGAACATGCTTAGAGCCGCCTGCGCCCGTATGGGCGATCGCGATCTTACATGGAACTCCATATCTTTCGGAAACGGTGTTTGCATACGAAGCACCAAGGTGCTGAGACCCCATCATTTCGATAGGCTCATCTGTATTTTTCCATCCATTTCCAAGGATACGTACTACCGTTCCCTTACTAACGGGAAGGCTTCCACTTACTGCGAAGAGGTTGACAACGTTGTGTTCGCTATAATCTCTAAATGGTAATAGTGTTGGCATAATTTTTTTTCCTTGTTTAAATTAATTTGTGATGTCGAATTGATCAATTCCAAAAGCGGCACGATACTTATCGTAAACAGTTGGCGCGCTTGCTTCCGTAGAGGCAGGCAAGATCTCTTCTTGTTTTTCCGCATCTTCCAAGGCGACTTCCACAACCGTATCATTAGTTTCGGTTGCTTCGGTAGTCTCTTCGGCCTCTTCCGTCTTGGATTTGGCTTTAGCGGCTTCTATTGTTTTCTTGTTCTTATTAGATAAAAGAATAATCATCTTGTTCCAATAAGTTTTGAAATTCTCTTCCTCCATACTCTCTAGGTCGGAGGCAATAACCTTACGATCTTCGTCACTAAGTTCGTACTCTTCGTCCATGGAAGCCATTCTTTGATTGAAGACCTCTTGGGCTTCTCTCTTGGAGTTTTCTACTTCTATTTCGTCCAGAGACTCTTTAAGAGACTGCATGTCTTTCGTAAGCGTATTGTGTTTGTCGTTGAGTTCCTCATGATCCTTGGAGAGAGTTTCGTGCTTGTCGTCCGCGTCTTTGAGTTGCTCATCGTATTTGACCTTCTCTGCAGAATAGTCTTCGGAAGCTCTTTTAAGTTCTTCTTCGATAAAGTCTGCGACAGCGGAAGCCGAAAGAGTCTTCAGCGAATCATCCGTTATGTCTTGAATTCTTGTAATTTTCATGATAGTACTATTTTCTGCAAGTTTATTTACATTAACTATTACACTTTGTGAAATGTTTTTTCCATTGTTTTCTTCGTTTTCTGATTGCTCTTCTCCTTTTACCGCCACGCCCTTCACATCAGCTGCGGGCGATTCGGTAAGGCCTATGCCGAGAGGGACAATATCGTTAACGACTTTACGGTAAACGCTTCTTCCATCTTCCAGCTTTCCTGAGCCACCAAAGCTTTTTAAATATTCTTTTAGGGACTCTATTTGCTGTTCATTTGATATAATTTCAGCATTTTCTATGTTTTTCTCTCCTCTTTCAACTATTGCTAATTCAAAGTCAGAAAATCCAAGCTCCCAGCTTGCGGATATCCTCTGGTAGTCCCTGCTCGTGGGATCATTTGAGTTCTCTATCATATCCGCTAGGTCATTATTGACTATTTTCCATACTACTCCGCCCAAGGTGACATTAAATGGGCCTTTCATGTCTTTAATTTGCTCTTCCTCTAGCGGTTGATCTGTCCCAAATTCAGTAAAGCTTGAAGCAAGGATCGTCCCTACGACGCGCTCACGATTATGTTCTATATTTATAGGCTTGTTTACAAAATTTTTATATATTTCAATCGCGGTTGACGAATCAATTACATCGCCATTCCTATTTATCCTATTAGCAACAAAAGCGTTAAAAGCGATGGGGAGAAGATCTATATTTTTATCCGTGTCTAAATCGGGGACGAACCGACTTACGTCCATCAAGCTTGCTATAGCAAGGTACTTGTCCTTCTCCTCTGCAACTAGCGGTCTGATTGTTAAATTACTAAAAATAGTTGTATATTTAAAATCTTTCATTATAATGATCTGTTGTTGTCCTGTATATAATAATTAATCATTACAGATGCCGCACTGCTACTTACACCAGAAATTGCCGGTACGGCTATAGGAGCCTTAAAATGTGTTGATCCTGCCGGCATATACACGAGAATTTTTGAACCGCCCTCCCCATTATCCAAAGTTAAGTCTGTTTGTGCTTGAGCGGATATGTCTGTTATGACATAATGAGCTTTATCCTTGTCGGCCCCCTCCTCTACAACCGTGGGGCTCCATGATACATCCCAAGGGGATGAAGCGCTCGTAGTGGCCGAGCCTATCCAGTCGGACCCCGGAGTACTACCTATGGATGTACTAATATACCACCTAGAAGACCCATTATACCACATATAATAATTGCTGGTATCAATATGGATAAATGTTTTTTTACCGTTGTGTGTGCCGAGGTATGCGTATTTTCCATTTGCTGCCGAAATTGTGACGCAATCACTTACGGAAGGCCCGTCCTTAAGAGGGTGCAAAATACTACCAGCGGAGCTTATTGATACGGTTGACCAAGGTTTTCGGGTTCCCGTATCTTTAAAATGGAAACGGTTAGCCATGGGCTTTATAACGATCTATTATTATTTTGTATATAGTAAGTTATACTTATTTTACCTGCGCTATTGTAAACGGCTTTATTATCTCCAACAGCAATCGGTGCTGTTAAGTTAGAAATGCCACCAGCAGGCATATAAGTTATAATGTCTCCCCCGCCCGCAACTACTGTGCTAACGGTGGTCGCGCTAACGGCCATGATATCACAAATCACTATATGTTGACCTGCGCCGGGGGCAGAGATAACCAGACCCGCGCCTGAGCTATGCGCGCTTGCCCAAGGTTTCGGAGTTCCTGTGTCTTTATAAATAATTCGATTAGACATAACTTTTAAATAAATTCAATATAAGATGATTTTTCTTCAGCTAAATAAAGTTCCTCTATGTGATTATATTCATAATTCAATTTATATTTTTCAATATCTTCTTTAGCCTTTGCGAAATTGTTTTCAGAAGGAGTCCATGAATCAGAAATATCAACAAAGGATCTTATGTTTACTTCTTTATTAATTATATTTGGCTTATCCCCGAGCTTCATGCTAAGAAACATGTTTACTCTTGCCATCGCCCACTCTCCGCAAACATATTCCGAGTCCTCAGCGTCGTGACAATCTCCGGCCCCGCGAACGTACACTTTTTTAAGTTGTGCGAAGGTTACTTTTTTGTCCGGGTTCTCTTCGTTGTGTTGTTCGGCCTTAGACTCCAAGGCCTCTAGTATGTTCTTAGAAAATTCTATAATTGCCTTTTGCTTTTCTGCTGGGGATGTTTCTTTTTCTTCTTTCTCCGAAGAAATTTGTTCGCTAAAATCTATTTCTGTAATTTTTGACATGATTTAAAAAAGGCAATTGTTACTATAAAATACACGAAAAACCTATATGGTGGAAAACTTTACTCATTATGGGCAATCCCCGCTACACGGTGTGGTATTGTCGACCAAAGTCTCCGAAACGAAACTTGGAGCTTCGCCTATTATTTCCCCAGATGGCCCTAGGGCCGTTAGGATTTCCTCTGATGGCCATGTCCTGCTTACGTTTGACCCTATGGGTGAGCAACAGACTAGGTCCTTGTCCAAATGGTCTTGGGTAACGGTTAACCTAATGTCATATGCATTTAGTGCTTTTGGTATTTTTAAGTAATGCGTCTCTGTTGTTGTCGTGACTTCTGGATATTCCCCGCCGTCTTCTAGGGCCTGAGGGTCATATGTATATAATTTTGTTGTCTTAGTAAATGCCACACACTCTCCTGCGTAGAATTCAATTTTTTCCGGAGCCTCGACCTCCATTGGGTTATTGTCTCCCCCATCAAAATAATAGCCTGTTTCTCCGTAGTCTCCATCTATGAGATAATAAAAGAACGGCCCCTTTTCTTCCCTCATCTCCGGAACGGGGTCTCCGTTTTTGTCCGTTAAGGAAATCGGAATATATACATCATAGGTTAATACCTTTTTCTTCGCGCTAACACCGCAGACAGCCTTGCAGGAATCATCATCTGGGTAATTTTCTAGAGCAGACCTGTCGGATGCTATGCATGTTTTTTCTTTTTGACTTGTTAGCTTAATCGTTTCCCCCTTAATGTTGATCTCTGCTTCTGTTTTATACCAAGTGAAGTCATCTCTTGTCACGGGCTTGTCCTCGCAGTCTTCTCCGTCTCCTCCGTATCCATATATATCTGGACATTCGCAAAAGTCACTTTCCGTGACTATAGTTTCTAGAGCGTCAGACGGTTGCGTGGGCATAGAGTATTTTAAATAGCCTCTATTAAATCTGCTGTATTTAAATTCTAGGCAGTCCCCCCTTGTGCTCTCTGGCCCTGCCCCCTTTCCGGGTACAACTATTCCGCTCGCTTCACAGTCAACATTATAATTTATATAATTTGTATCACCTATTACCGCCTCGATTTCCTCTATGGGTTTGGTGCTGCATGTGTCATGTATGTATTTTTTATCATATTCTGGCCCACCCTGATCATTCGTTTCTAGGGTGTATACGTTTGTTACAAATCTTGCATCATCCAAAGGTATGTCTGCGTCTCGAATGATAGTATAACAATATTTCTGTGAGTCTGGGGGAGCCAAAGATGGGACAACGTGGGTTTGTGTTATAGATTTATCTATCTTTTCTAAATCAGAAAACCAATCCGGACAGAAAAATTCATTCCAAAGAGGGGAAGGAAGATAAGTATTTCTCACTCTACCTTCATAGTCTTCATTGCATTGACATTCTATGTCTTTATATCCCGTTGGGTGACAAACCTGCCCCTCGGTTTCCGCGACGAATAAGTGGGGAATGGGTGCCACGCTATCTGTCCCGTCGCTTGCCTTCGTCTCCCCCATTAGGTTTAATATCACAGACGGTTCCCAGTCACATTCATTAGCTTTTCCAACTCCAAATATGTCTATATTGATTGAGTCGTCCCGTCTATCTTGTCTTTTTCTGGCGGGAGCCATGAACTTGTGTCCACAAGCCATTCTGCCAAGCTCTCCATTTGTGTTTCCAAAAATTGGTATATATCCTTTATGACAATATTGGCCAATTTCACCACCCTCCGGTCCATCAAGATCTAAATAATCATAGTATTCAAAGATGGGTTGATCTTCTCCTATCTGATAGCCTATATTAAAGTCTCTGCAGGCGTATTGATATAGATCACTTCCGCAATTTTCATCTGGCCCCCCTGCCCCGTCTATGAACAATTTTGATAATGCCCATCCTCTGTAGTCTCCTATTGGTTTGTGGTCTATCTCAAGCATGGATGGTTTTGCCAAAATAGGATCATAGCATAAATCTTTTTCGCACGCGTCCGTCATTTTATCGCAGCATTCGTCTGGAGAAAATACTTGCCGTTGTTGATTGTTTTCAGCCCCCTCGAGTTCGGTGTCAAGTTTTTTCTCATTGTATTTTATGGTTACTTCTGTCGCTTTTATTATGTTAACCGCTTCTGGGGCCCATTCTTCTAATTCAAATTTTGACCTCGCCATTCCTAAGAAATGGCTAATTCCATCTACGCCTGCCCCAACAAGTGTGCATCCACAATCTGATTCTATAACCTTTTTCATGGCATACCAGAACCAGCCGCCAACGTTCTTAACGCCTTCGGCAAATGTTGGCACCCACATATATTCTATCTGCCCTTCATACCCCGCGTATTTTGAATAAACCCCACCGTATGCTCCTTCTGAATCTATTTTGTTTAGCAGCCCTCTGAGCTCTGGAGTCATTACGGTTTTTTGCCAATCTAAAGACATTGCCATTCCGTCGCCCAGACCTGCGGGAATACCCTGAAAGACAGCTGTCTCATTAAAACTAATTGCGCCTTGCAATGAGCTGCTCGCTGCCGTTGATCCTCCGCCCCGACGCCCGCGTCCGCTACCAAATGTAAAGCCTTGTTCTAGCCCCGGGGACTCTGTTGCTGTGCGGGTGCCTTCTGAATTGATAATAACATTATCTATTATTAACCCTGCCGGATCGAATGCAAAGCCTCTAAACCCGGGGCATCCAGCAAATTTTGGTTCACCCCAAGCGGGAACTTGGTCGTATCCAATACTGTATTTTTTAAGAACCTTTTTAGTTTTGATGGGGTTTCCGTCTTCGTCCATTTCCCAATCTTCTTCTTTTAGGTCTTTTACGGTCGTCTCATTCGTTTCCCAAGCAAATACATTTACTTCGGTCATAGAAAAATTATCATCAAAGAACCATGGGAAACCTACAGCCCACCAATTTGCGGCCGCTCGGTTTACCGCTTGACCTTGCCGTGCTCCAACTTTAACATCTAAAATAATATGTACCTCTAGAGCTGTGGTAACTCCGGGCTTTTGGGGCTTAGGCGGAAACCTTGGTAAAGATGGTGCTGGCGTCGGAGGCGGAGACGTGCTCGGGGGAGCACTAACCCTCGGGGTCGAAGTCAATGTCGGTGCTGGGGTGTGAGTTGGGGTCCGAGTTGGAGTCAAACTGTTCGTTGGCGTATTACTAGGCGTACTCGGTGGAGTCTTGCTCGGCGTATTCGACGGAGTATTCGACGGAGTATTCGACGGAGATGCTCCCGGCGTCGCAGGGATGGACCTCGATAGCGTTACCGACGGACTGTTTGTTGGCGTATTACTAGGCGTATTCGGTGGAGTCTTGCTCGGCGTATTTGAGGGTGTTACCGATGGTGTATTGCTTGGCGTATTCGATGGCGTATTGGACGGTGTCCTAGATGGTGTGGGCGTATTCGATGGCGTACTCGGTGGCGTCTTGCTAGGAGTATTCGATGGACTGTTCGTGGGCGTATTCGATGGCGTGCTCGGTGGCGTCTTGCTAGGGGTATTCGACGGCGTATTCGATGGCGTATTTGATTGAGTAACACCCGGCGTCGGAGGTATAGATGTCGATGGCGTATTCGATGGACTGTTGGTTGGCGTGTTCGATGGCGTACTCGGTGGCGTCTTGCTAGGAGTATTCGATGGACTGTTCGTTGGCGTATTACTAGGCGTATTCGGTGGAGTCTTACTCGGCGTATTCGATGGCGTAACCGATGGCGTAATTGAGATTGTCGGAGTTGGCGTATTTGTCGGGGTATTCGACGGTGTGCTCGCTGGCGTCTTGCTCGGCGTATTCGATGGGCTGTTCGTGGGCGTGTTCGATTGAGTAACACCCGGCGTCGGAGATATAGATTTCGATGGCGTATTCGATGGACTGTTGGTTGGCGTGTTACTAGGTGTGGCGGGGGGCGTTTTACTAGGCGTCACACTCGGTGTATTTATCGGGGGAGAAACGCTCACACTAAGCTTCGGCGTAGGCGAAGGAGTCGGAGAATAGCATGTAGGCTTAGGTGTCGTTGTTTTCGTCACCGTTGGCGATGGGTACACGATGGGGCCATCGCTTGGGCCCCCACCCCTAGGCACGCCGGGGATCGGCTTATCTGGCAACGGGGTCTTGGTGGGCGTTGGGGAGTTGGTCGGCGTTGGCGTCGGACTCCATGAACATTTTGTTGGAGAAGGAGATGGCGTAGGTGTTGGCGATGCAGGTACGGTCGGTGTTGGCGTCCTTGTTAAACACTCTGTGGGGCTTGCTGTGGGAGGCGGCGTCGTTCCCACTGCGGGTGGAGATGGGGGAGGCGTGCAGTTTCCTGCTGCAATAATTTTAGCTACCCAAGTTCCACCCTCCAGAACCCATTCTGCTGTAATCCATTGACTTATTCCGGGGGCCGGCAAGGAACTATTTTTTATTCCATATGTTATGGTTGATGATGTACAAACAGTTGAGGCTGGTATTGTGTTCTTACCCCATGGTTCTTTGTTGGTTTTCCCTATGCGCGCTGGCTCCGGATCGTTTGGATCCTTACTATGGTAAAGCTTTGTTCCCACGCCGATCGGGTCTCCTTTGTTTTTGAAAATTGTACCACTGTTTTGCTTTGGAAAACATTTATTGTTCCACGCAGTAGACTGATGCACAGAGCCACAATTACATGCGCCTTCTGAGGCGGGCAAGCTAAAGCCAGTTGTCGTATCAAATCCGTTTCCATATCCACAATGATAAACAATGTCTGTATAAAAGGTTTTGGTAATTGGGTTAAGATTCGGTCGGCCAAGCGGCGAGGGAGGACGCCAACGACCTCCGACATTGACATATCCGACCAAATCTCTCCACACCATATTCGAGCCAGAGCGCACCCATTCCCCGAGCTTCGTCTCCGCCAATTTCTCCTTAAAATAGGTGCAACCGCAATATTGAACTGCGTCTCGAGCGGTTGGCAGCTCTTCGGGTAGAGCCCCCGCTGTGATGCTGGACGGGGTGTTTGGGGTGGCAGCGCCTGAACACGATTGACAATCTACTTTTTGTCCATCCTCGGGTTTCCAATCAACACCACTGTGCGCCTCATCTATGGAGAAGGTATCGCTCTCCAACCATAAGCATGCTTCCTCCCCTTCTCTTGTAACAGCAACATGATACCACTTCCCCTCTTGTATTGCGTTCTTCTTGGAAAGAGTAAGTACTTGTGTAGTTTCGTTTGTATGAATAACAAAGTAAATCATACCCGATTCGTCGTACGCTAGAGACCAGCCATTATCTGTGACCCCTGCCGCGTCCCCCATCGAAGCAATAAGACCAACTGAGCCGGGAGCCGGCAGAAAATTATTTGCCAATTTTTTTACATAAAAAATGCATTCAATAGTAAAGTCTCCTTTTCCAAAATCCCAATCTTTAGTGGCCGGGCTACCAGCAATACTTAGCCAGTCTCCGAATCCATCAAAAGATATAGTAGAATCAATGAGAGTGGGAACGGTCTTGTGATGGACACCACCACCACGGTTAATTGTATGAGAATTTGGCGATAAATCCGTAAAGGTTATGCTCCCATCCGTTGTGGCAGATTTGATAAACAAAAGGTCTCCAGTGCCGCCTCGCCCGCCTGTTGATATTTTTATTTCATCTATATATCCATTGTGATAATAATCAGGCTCCCAATCAAAATAAAATCTTCCTATAGCAAGACCATGGCCATAATTAATGTCGCCGCCAGCAACACATTGAGAAATTGATATTTTTATTTCATCTATGTAGCCATTGTGAAGATAATCATTCGTGCCCGAGAAACTCTGAGCATGTTGATTTCCTATCATTATTCTATTTGTTTCGTCGTAATCGTACGTATCATTGAACTGTCCCTGTAGAATTCCATCGAGATACATTTTTGTGACGCCGCCTGTTCTTGAGACAGACACATGGTACCACCGTTTTTCTACTAGGGTATTGTTCGCTGTGAAAATACTGGAGTAGACTGGGTTTGTGCACCTGTTGTAGCTATCGTAATAGCCAAATATTAAATTCCCTTTGTACATTCCGGTAGTAGCTTTAGAAGAGGAAGAACCATAGTAGCCTAGAGTCCACCCGTCGTACGATGCACAATACCCTTGGCCCGTGTCTTTTGATTTACTTATAAGCCCGCTGTAACAACCGCCTTCACAACCGCTTCCCCAGCGCCCGTAATCGTAGCCGGTCCTGAATTTTTCAATATAGAACAAGCACTCAATAGTAAAATCTTTTTTTCGTATCTGTAAGTCGGGGGTGTTTGCAACTACCAAAACGTCCGTGTTGGGTTGGTATGGCAATCGAGACCCAGCAAAATATATAGAAGTAGCGCCCCGTTGTTTTTGGTCGGTTGAGTGATGAACAAGTGGCGTACCGCCTTGTGAGCCAGCGCTAACTGCATGAGAAAATGAAGATGAATCCTTAAAGGTCGTGCTTCCATCCGTTGTATCAGATTGAATATGTAAAACTGTATCGCTAGAAGCCATAAGAGTCTTTGGGCTTACCACTATTCCACAGTCGCTTGGATTTCCGCAATATTTATTTTGATTATCAACGATTTTATAAAACAGATATTCGCTTGTTCTGAATAACGCTCTTCCACACGTGTTAGGCCAAGGCTCGCCGCAAGATGGGTACTGTGGATGATGTTGTGGGCAAATTCGATTCTTTTTTTGCCCTATATAAGTATTTAAAATCCAACACCAAGTTTTGCTCGACCCCGGCGAGAAGACCGCAATGGTTCTTTCTCTCCAGCAGCCACCGAGCCCACCCGCAGATGTTGAGCGTTCACAGTAGGATTTTTGCGCACCAGCCCTAAGTCCAAATGTGCTTGGTTGTTTTGGGAGATTTATGCCTGTATTTTTGTCATAGCATTCACCAACTGCGCCGGGGTCGCAGTCACCACCATACCCAACAATCCCTATACATCCACAATCTGCGCTCCCTCGATTATACCCCGGAACAAATGCATCACTGCAAGGCCACTTTTGTGGGTTTTGGCTACATGGTCTAGCCCTATAATAATGAACTATATCGCCCGCGCCACTTCCAAAAGAACCGGAACGACTTGGCGTAACCGATGGAGTATTAGAAGGGGTAACTCCCGGGGTCCCCGCTGGAGGAGGCACTAGTGGCGTTGGGGTTGGGGTGTTTGTTGGGCACAGCACGGGGGTATTTGTCGGCGTCGGTGTGGGAGAACTAGATGCCGTAGGAGATGGCGGAGCCCCGGGACTTCTGCTAGGATGCGGCTTCGGTGTGCCCGTCAAGCTAGCGGTTACGGACGGTGAGTTCTGGGGAGTTTTACTTGGCGTTATAGTCGGCGTAGGCGAAGGCGTCGGAGAATAACACGCTGGTTTCGGCGAAGAAGTTGGAGTCGTAGTCGGGCTAGGCGTTGGGGTAGGGGAGACGCAGTCACATCGGGATAGACACTCTGCCTGCGTATCATATGTGTTCACGGTATATTCTTCATCACCATTACCTACGCTTTCAGGAATACATCTCCAAGTATCGGGAGCTTTAATAACCGTCCCGTCAGGGAGAATACCCTGCAATCCTATATTGCAAACACACTTCCACCTACTAGGCGTTGTAGCCGGGGTTGGTGTCGGCGTAGGGCTCCATGGACACAATGAACAGCTTGGCGTAACTGACGGAGAATTCGATGGAGATGGCGGTGGTGGAAATATAGGTGTTGTTGGCGTCGGCGTAGGAGGATTAGATACGCTAACGCTAACTGACACCCCGGGAGGAGGAGATGTGGATTTCGATGGCGTATTCGATGGCGTACTCGATGGTGAATTACTCGGTGTGTTTGGTGGAGTCCTAGTTGGCGTTTGAGTTGGTGTGGTAGACGGGGTGTTACTCGGCGTATTCGACGGCGTATTAGTGGGAGTATTCGACGGCGTATTAGTGGGCGTATTCGTCGGCGTACTTGACACAGAACGTGATGGCGTATTAGTAGGCGTGTTAGTTGGGCTAGCAGACACCGTTGGGGTGGGAGAATAGCACGTTGGCTTTGGCGTCGGTGTCGGCGTAGGCGTTGGAGATGCTCCCGGAGGTGGACAATAAAAATCATGAGTAACGCCGCTGGTCACCTGCACACAATCACCGTACTCAGCGTTTTGAGGGGCATTGTCAACACAGGCTTGGCATCCCGTTTCTGTCGCATGAGACGAACTAACTACTTCCCCGTCTAAGCAATAAAGGCAATCCCAGTGCGGCATAGCAGGGGTCGGGGTAGGCGAAACCGGAGGACAATAAACATCATGAGAAACACAGAAACCGCTAACGCCCGTAGTACAATATACATTTATGCAATCGCCGAAAGCATCCGCTCCCGGAGGAGGATTATCAACACAGTCTTGGCATCCTGATTCTGTCGCGTGATGCGAAATAAGCGGGGCTCCGTCTACACAATGAATACAATCCCAATAATTGGAAGAGAAACCTATCGGCGGAACACTAGGAGAAGGCGTAACCGATGGCGTATTTGAAACTGTCGGAGAATTAGTCGGCGTCGGCGTTGGGCTCCAAGGACAATACGTCGGGCTCGGCGTGTTGCTCGGAGTGTTAGTCGGCGTCGGCGTATTCGACGAAGTGGGCGTGTTGCTTGGCGTCCTGCTTGGCGTGTTACTTGGGGTGTTGCTCGGCGTATTTGAGGGTGTTACCGATGGTGTATTGCTTGGCGTATTCGATGGCGTATTGGACGGTGTCCTAGTTGGTGTGGGTGTATTCGTTGGCGTAACCGACGGCGTAACTGATGGCGTAGCTGATGGCGTATTCGTTGGCGTAACCGACGGGGTAATTGAAATTGTTGGAGTTGGAGTCGATGTTGGAGTCGGAGATGGAGGAGGTGGCTCTATACATAAAACATTTGCTATATTTAAATAATTTGTTTGCCCAACGTAACATCCCGACTTATAATAATCTACAGTTGCCTTGCTGTAATTGACTATACAGTCCGGCCAACAGCGATCGTGTTCCGGAGGGTGGCAGGGGTTTACCCAAGGTGCATTGAATTTAACATCGGGATCTTCTGCGTTACAATAGCCACAAAAAAACTGAGTAGCATCCACCCTGCCTAAGCCATGACCATGTGGGTATGGTATGTCTATTCCAGAGGTAAGAAATTTTTCTTTTAAATGTTGGTTTGGGTCTATTTTATTTTCGTTATGATCGTATAAGAATCCCCCAGTGACACCGTTTATCCCTAGACTTGCGTCTCCAGAATATATAACAAATCCAGTTGTTATTGTGTCTATTTTATGAAGATATCCGCAGCAGCCTTTTCTGCTTTGCCCTTGGTTATATTGTCTATGAGGAGGCCTGTAGTTTCCTGTTATGAAATTGTTTTTAAAAACCTGAGGAGGAATCTGGTTGGCTTCATACCTGTTCCATTCGAACCTTATCTTATATGCGTCAGCGTCTACTCCACTTCTTGGGAAAAACGCTAACTCCCGAGGGAGGTCATATCCAACGCCTTGTTTTCTGTGTCCCCCAGTCCAAAACCAAACATAAGAATCGTCTATGTTTTCTACGTAAGTTCCACTGTCTGCACATTCGTTACCTAGGGCATGTTTTGCGTATACGTGTTGATATTCCCCACCAAGGGTCATCATTGGGTTAGTTTCGTATTGTGGTCCATAGGAATGGCACGCAAACGGCCCCGCTATGTTTTTATAGTTTCCTATAGGATGGGGAAAAAGATCTGTCTCATCGAAGCAAGGATGATAGCCTAATGCATTTCTATCATTCATGGTTTCTTGCCCGGTCATAGATGGTATTTTTGAGCAATTTCCCGTTATGTCTGTATAGGTATCCTCTGTGGTGGGAACGAACAGTCCACATTTAGAGCTATACCATGACCCCAGTTTTGGCATGGGGTCTAGCCAAAAAGGATTATAATCAAGAACTATATCGTAGTCGAAAGGGAGAGATGAGAATTCTCCTGAATTAGAAAACTCGTCCAGAGAAGGAGATAGCCCTGTCCCCTGAAGAACCTGTTCCTTGATGCTTCTGACAGTTCCTATTGTTCCCCAAGGGACTGTGTGCTGCGCGGTTATTGGGCCAGATGCGTATGCGTATAGCCCGTCACAGGCTTTCCCGGCCTGTCCAGTATAACCATACGTTAACCTTTCTGGACCGTCGTATCCATGTCCCAAAAAGGGTAAATTTAAAAAATCGAATTTGCCCATCTACCTTATGCCTTATTCTACGAAGCTTACACCTATATATTCAATATATTATAGGGATAAAGGGGCTATAGTATTAATTAATCTTTTTTAAAAGTAGAATTTTATCTATTTTAGTGTCAGAACCAAAAAACGTTTTTATGTTCGTGTCTACTGGATAACACATCCAATGCCACGCCTTACTAAGGAATTTTCCCCGGACCAAAACAAAAGCAATATCCTTTGATGGGTCTAGCTTTTCAAAGTCATCTGCGTTTACTAAAGTAAAGCCATATTTTTTTACCGCCGCTTTTATTTCCCATGACCACGTAGAGCAAACCGCGTCCCTATCTAAAAGGGCTAAAAAGCTTTTAAAGGCTTGTCCATTATCTTGAATTATCTTGCTGACCTCTTTTCGTGGAGCCGGATTTCTAACAAAGACTATTCCTTGGTTATGGTAGTATCTGTTAATAGCTTTCTCTATGGATATTGGCCCGCAACAATTGAAGTGCGCAGTATAGTATCCATCACTATCTTTTATCGCCGGATGGAAAATTCCACATCCAGAAAAAAATGGCCCCAGAAGAAAGGCTATAGCAAAGACCCATGATATTTTTTTTTTCATTTTAATAAATAGAATACCAAATTAAAAGCTAAGCTAACCCCAAGTGCTCCAGCCAAAAATAAAACAAGCGTAGTACCCCTTCCCGTACCCCTTTCGTTATCGGAAGGGGAGTTGTTTTTTTGTGCGGGCTTTTGCGTTTTCTTTGCGGTCTTTTTTTCTATGGGCACGAGCCACAAACTACCCTTATGTTCGACTGCAAGTTTCACTTCGGTATCTTCGCAACCGAGCCACCAATGTACATGTTTACCGGGAAATAATATTTTCGTTTTCAAAAAGTGCTCCTTTCTTTCTGAAGTTATTTAAATTGTAAATTTTCTAGGATCAATGGGGGAAGGGGGCCACTCACCCAAATCTCTTAGCCTTTGTATAAGCTTTCTGAGGAGGTCTTCTTGCATTTTAAGAACTTCATCAGAGTTTTTGATTTGTTTTCCTTGTTTTGATAAAATTGTAAACTGCAGGTTTATTACTTTGTCTTTGTTGTTTGAAAGAATGTTATTTTTTTCTATCTCAAAAAGTAAAATAGTTTTTTCGTGCTGGACCTTTAAGACTTCTGCTGCGTGGCTTACTTCTCTAGCAAATCCCCACATCATAAAAAAAGAAACTATTGCAATTATGATGTATACAGAGGTTGTGTTATTTGATATCCTTTTTAATAGGCCGGACCCCTTCTCCTTTATTGTCGATAGAATCTTCATCTTTTTTGCTTACACTTAAAAAAGACAACAGAACGAATAAACAAGCGAGAAAAACCACCAAGAAAACAACTGGGGTTCTATCTTTTAGTGAGTATCTTTTTCCCCAAGTTATATTTAAATGGTTAGGAATCGAAGGCGTTCTATACGAAGGCACGCCCCTTGTGCGTTTTTTTCTCCCTTTTTTCATTTTAGAAATGAAGCTTTAGGTTACTTTTTCTTTTTTGATTTAGTCTTGTAGCGGGGGGCGTCAACATGTTCTGGCATCATGGCTCTAATTTCATCAACCAGCCCTAATTCTAAGCATTCGTCTGCGTCTATCCACCAGTCTTTTCTGTCCCAATTTCTTTTAATTTTGAGTTTGGTTAACTTACTTCTGGAGACAAAAATATCCACAATTCTTTGTTCAATTCTTTTTACTAATTTTACCTCGTCTTCTATCTCGAAAGTTTTTCCAATTGCCCCAAAAGCAGCGCGGTGAATCATTAACCATGCTTGATGACCAATCCACCTAACGTCTCCGGCTTGAAGCAAAATACCAGCCATTGACGCAGCCATACCCAAAGAGCCAGTGGTTACCTTGTGGCCTTGGTTCCTTAAGTGCTGGATGTAATCGAACAATTCAAATCCATCAATAATGCTTCCGCCGGGAGAAGAAAAAACAATCTCAATATCGCATTTTGGGTCTTTGCGGTGCCACTGTGTCAGCTTGTTCATGCACGCCTCAACAGAGTTATGATTTACGTCTTTGGAAAATCTATAAAGAAAATTTTCCTCATCTGAGGCACCCTCTTTTTGTCTTGAGCGCCAAGCCTTTTCAAATTCTAATTCGGCTTTGTTTGCCTCTGCTTCCATTTTTCTGGTTTCAGCTTCGGTCTTTTTTACTTCTGCAAGCTTGTGTTGGGTCTCTGCAGATTTAGATTCGATTTCTGCTTGAATCTCTTCTTTCGTTCTTTTTTGTTCGCTCATAGTTTTGTCCTCCAAAAAAAATGCACCCGTAGAATAAGTTACACGGGTGCAGGGGACATTGGTTTATAAAAAGCTATTCTTTAGGGATTCCCCCAGCATACCATCCTTCTGGTAGTTTTACCTTGTTTTTGCTTAAAACCCATTCTCCATTTTTAAGTATGTAACATTTTCCGGTCACATTGGGGCCAATTCTTACCATGTCTGCGCCGGTATCAACAAAAACGACTCTTGTGCTTCCACACCCCGCGAGCAAGAATGCTAAACTAACGATGAGCAGCGTCGCGGGCCTCGTCAATTTCTTTTTCAGATTTTTCTTTAGGTTTTTCATCTTTAGGCTTTTCATCCTTTTTGTTTTGCTTTTCTAACTGTTTGTTTATCCGATCTCGCCATCTATCCCTTAGGTCTTGGGGTACAGCATCGGCGTCACTAGCCTTAGTATCTTTCTTTACTTCAGCCGTCACCCACTCCAAGACGGCTTTTATCAGTGCCGTCAGCCAAGCCATTTTGGATTAACCCTTCTTGGCGAGACCTCTAGACACTGTGTATCCAACCGCAGCCAGACCAGAAACGATAAGGCCAAAGACCTTATTAGCTGTTCCAGCGGCCTCGGGATTGAGAATATCTGCTCCCCAGAGCAAAGATCCCAACGCGACCACAACGGTTAACCAAAATTCCGTAGTTTTCCAACCCGGTTTTACTTCATTTTTTACTGCCATAATATTTATTCCTTGTTTATATAATAAGTGGAAGACATAAAATATCAAAAATTTTTATAACTTAATTAAGGTCCCCAAGCTCCTTGAGCTCTTCCAGCTTAAGATCTGGGCGACCTAATCCACCGATAACTGTATACACAATCAAATTGGGTTTGTCACTGCTATATATTCCCCTATGGACCACGCTGCCTTTTCTAAGTAATCTTGAAAATTGACCAAAAGCTCGGTCTAGGCTATCTTGGGGAACTTCGTTTAAAACTTCTTCGCCGCCAATCATTACTACCCCTGCTGAATTACCACTACTCAAGTCAACCCCGTCACATAAAACATTGTTTCTTAAATTCTCTCTAACTGTTTTAGATATGCTCGATGGGTCTTTCCAGTTTTCTACCGGAGACGCCCCAAACAAAATAAAACCAGAATCCAAGATTTGTTTAAAGTCATTAGAATCGAAAGCAGAGTAGCTGCTGTCTTTCACCGCAGTGTGGTTAAATAAATGAAAAAGGCCAGCAATACTTCTATTGGCAGTCTTCCAAAATGGACCAACTGCCAGACCGGGATAAAGTTTACTAATTTTTTCATTGTCTAAAATAATTAAAGGAGAAACCAAACCCTCATCCAATAGCTGCCAAACTTTTGCTAGCGTATTGTATGCGTTTGCGTTAACCCTTTTTCCTTCTGAGTGTTTCGGTAAAGCCAAAATAACACCTACCTTATCAGTGGGCGCCTTAATTGAAATTTGCATTTCTCTAGCTGTTCTGACAAGAGGGCAAAGCGTTCCTGCGCCAGAGCCTCCACCTGCACCAGCGCATATAAAAATTCTATCAATGTCTTCGCCGAAAGAGTCGTACATAAAATCAAGCACATCCTCTTCTCTGTCTGAATAACATTTCTCTGCCACCGCAGGATCTTTGCCTGCGCCACCTTCGCCTATGCAAAGCTTGTTGTCCAAGCGAATCGTGTTAAGGTCTTGCTGGGCCGTATTAATAGCAGAGAGTTTTCTATAACCCAACTTGTAAAAGGCTTCTGCAATTCTTGATCCACCCTGTCCTGCTCCTACGAATGCAAACTTAAAGGCTACGTCACATTCGTCTTTGTTTTTTTCTGGTAGCTTTGGTGCAGACGGCATTGGAATGTCTGGCATGGAAATGTCTGGTTCTCCGTGCCAATAGGAAGCTATATCCTCTCCAATTTTTTCTTCTTGATTTTGCTTTTCTTCTTCCATTACTTGTCTTCTTTTTTTGGCTTTGGTACTTCTAATTTTGGAGTTTCTGTTTTTTTATTTAATTCTTCCAAAACAGTGTCTACCGCCTCATCTACCACCCTGTGTTCTTCCCAGTTGAGCTTGGATTGCCTAACTAGATTAACAATAGTATTAAAGGCTTCTTCTACGTTCATTTTTGGCATGTTCTCGTTCATATGATAATTATAACAATAAAAAATTCATAAATCTAATTAATTACCAGACTTCGTTCGTATGCGTCACATCAGCGGTGTCTTTGTGGACAACCTCATAACCCTTACCCGCCATCGCTGCCATAACAGCAGTCCCTATGAAACCGGAGTAATATCTGCTGCCCGGCGGCATTTTAAAAACAACCACCAAATATTCACCATCTGACACGGATGTTGTATACATACCGTTGTTGAACAGGCCTGTAGCTATATGGATGCCATCTGTACCGGCATTGTTCATGACTCTCGTGGTGATGGGGTTAGATGAGTTAGGGTGCCCACTATACATATACCCGACACAAATAGAATCAATTATGTTACGATTACCATAAGCATAACCTTCGAAATGAAAACGGAACATATCGTTATCTGATCTTTTTAAATTGGTTTTAATATGCAAATAGTTGGTGGTTGTACTATTACCCGCCGTTGTACCCCAATGCATCCAAGCGGTCTGCTGCACTCCGCCCTTGTAGGCCCAAGTGCCATAATAATTCATCTTCGTAGCGGAGGTCGGCATCCACCCGAATTGGAAAGCTAGCTTACTGTTATACAGTAGGCCTTCCTGATAGATCGCCCAAGACCTCGTGGTGTTTCCTTCGTCAGTATCATACAAAACAATACCCGCTCCTGCCTGTTCATCACCAACCGAATGGCTGCCTGAATCGCTGTCCCCTACTATCTTAAGTATTCTGGCTTTTGTTTTCCAAGTGACTCCTCCTCCGTCAAGAGTATTGGTTCCTATTCCTATTCCTCCGGGCCCGGAAACTCCTGTTGACCTCAAGGATAAGTTTGGCGAGCTGTTTTCTCCGTTCCGCCATATCCTAAACAGATTGACCTGATCATCAGCATGGAGGTTCCAGTCAGCCCCTCCTCCTGCAGTCTTGCCGCGCAGCCTAACCGATGCTTCGCCCGATACAGATTCGACATCAAGCTGACAATGATAACCACTCGAAGATTTAAATACTATATCACTAAAAAGGTGATTAAAGAAAAACGTGCCATCCCCATGATCAGTACCATCATCATTGAGTGGTCTAAATTGAAGATAGGAATAAGAAGTACTGCCGCTAAGTGGGAGCGTTCTCATGCACCAATTTTTTTTGCCCCCCGCCATCGCGGGGGCGTGCAACGCAATGCTGCATCTATCTTGGGGATAGCTTGCACCGGGATTAAAGCTATGGTTTTGGGATCCTACATTATTGTTCGATCCAAAAGTTATATGCCCGTTGTCAAAAATCTTCATAGTGGTCGCATCGGCAATATTTCTAAATAAAATAGATCCCGCTAGATTGCGAATATAAAGACCACTTCCTCCAGCCCCTATCGAGCCTTTGTCAGCACCAGCTTCCTGCACTACAAGTCTAGTATTAGAAGATGAATTTAATGTTAAAATTTCTGTTGGTACGACCCCCCCCGTGCCTATGCCGACTTTGCCACTTTGCATCCTCATTATCTCGGCGTTATTTGCCCCAAGGCGCAAGTAGCTACTCTGGTTCACCATATACATGCCGTTGACGCTATTAAAATACATCGCGCCATCTGCAAACCAATACCCCGCAGTGCCTTTTTTGAACAGCGCCGCATAAGCGTTACCAGAATCCGCTTCAACCTTTAATTGCGCCCCCTCCGACAAAGTGGTGTTTATTCTGACTGCGTTATCAACCTCTAGATCGTTTAGAAATTTTGCTGGATTTAAGTCCCTTAACCTTATATTTGCCATAGTCCTATCCTACATTACACATTAAAATATGGGGTTTGAGCTATAAACGACATCCTCTTGATCAGCGTAATCTTCATAAGCGATAATGCGATCAGAAAAAGCCGCGTCATCATATACGTCCCAGCGCATCTCCATGATCGTCCCGCTAACAAACAAGCCTTCCCTGCCTCCTTGTCTACTGCCAAAAGCTAACGACGGGATAGTCTCGCTTATTTGGGTGCTAAATGACAAGTCCGTGATCTTGTTGGTTCCAATGGATCCATTTTCTGAAACGTTGTCCAGCTTGCAGCCTGAAAGCCCATACTCCATAATTAACGCTGACACACCTCCCTTAGCTTCTTTCTTGGCCAACAGCGTTATGTTGTAGTCTGCATCATCTAAAAAAACGTCAACAAGGGATCCCTCTTTGTGACCTGTTGTCAATATAGAAAGATCAACCTTTATTTTTACCGGAAGCTGAACGGGAGTATCGTCTGGGCGCATATCGCCAAGGTAGTGATGGGTTGTTTTTCTGTTTAGATTTAGGTCTATTGAAAATGATTGTACGGAGTCGTTGAAAAAAGTTGGTTTTACTTCTGATATTGCAATATTTCCAAGTCTAAAGAAATCATAGCTGCCCGCTCCACCGCCCGCCCACCTGTAGTCATCCTTATCATTCGGTAGTCCATAGAAGTACATTCTTTGTGGACTGTCCTCAACCTCGGCGGTGAAATTTACATCGAAGTCTACCCACTCATTAGTAATTCCCGCGCTGAGGTGAGCTACTATGTTACCGCCACCGTCAACGGAGTTGTTAGTGCCTTGTTCAATAACGACACTATCACATGTTGGGTTTGCAGAAGGTATATAAACGCTACCTTTGATTTTATATTTTTTGCCAACGGTAATCTCGGTAAAATCTTGATATATATAATGGGAATCATTCGACGTGGTAGCCCCCATATCGACCCATGCAGGATCACCCCCATAATCAAAAAACATTCGAATATTTGTCCATCCGTGATCTCCCGGATCAGACACTATCCCCCAATCTGAAGTATAAAAATCGTCTATTACAAACGTATGTACAGGATCGCTATAAAAATCTGGACCAACGACTTCATCCACCTCAAGGCCTCCAAGGTAAAATAAATCTTGCGCAGAGGTTGTAAAGAAAAGGCCACCGCTTGCGTCACGCCCATGTAAATATATCTTTGGGTCATATGCCAAAAATTCCGATTCAAAATATACCCATCCATCATGAGCTTCCATTATAATATTAAGGTCATACCATGTGGCGTTGTTGTTTATCCAAATCTGTTTTAAATTTGGGCATGCGGTGCCAAGCCATATCCATCCTGACGCCCTGTAAGTCTTGCCTACGGTGAGGATAGATCTAGACATATAATGAGCTGAGGAAGACGTGTTACAAGTAAATTGAATAGACGTTTTTGGCGGCTGCTGGCTGTTCACATGATAGGAGGCTGTTCCTCCCTGCTCTACCCACATGTCTACCTCCGCTTGGGGACCTTCAAAAAGATACATAGGTTTTTGATTTCTGTGACCCTTTTCTTCCCGGTGTTTGTGTATCTTTTGTATCGAGACGCTTATTTCTCCCGGCTCAAAAACTTCGAGTGGCCTCTGGAGTTCTTCATTTGTTTCTACAAAATGTTTTGGTATTACTAGTTTCTTGTTTGTTGATTCTACAAGGTTACGTTTTTTGTTAAACCTAGGTACTGCGTATCCGCTTCCGGAAGAATAAAAAGATGCGTTGTTTGCAGTCATGCTTACGCTTGCGCTTGGAACTTCCCCCACGCCGAAACTAACAGTATAATTATTGATATGACAATCCTGAAGGCACATGACGCTGTAGTCCACGGCTTCTGGGTCTGCGATTCCGCTTATCTGATTTATACCAGTGACGTAGTTGGGGTAGCCTTCTATGTGTTGATGAATGTCTTCTTCTTTGTTGTTGGTTATTAGATATAGATTTCTGCTATCGTAATACCCTGCGTTGTGGAGAATATCCGCCACAAAAGACGGAGTCGGTTTCGAATGAATTCCTTGCGTAGCATCGGATAGAACTGGGTCCAGATCTGAATCAACGAACATACTTTCTCCAATTTGGTCCCGGACATTAAATCCAAGTCTTTTCTCGTTTTGTCCGCCGTCAAGCTTATAGCTAAAATTGCACTCTACGACTGTTGGCTTCTTATGTTCCCTTGATGAATCCCCACGAAAATTTTCGTATGAAAGGCCGTGTCTCGGCCCGATGACGCCTATCTCTTGTCTTTCTTGGCTAAAGCTATATTTAAAGTCTTGTACTCTATTTAATCTCTTTGGCACTTCCATCCACGAGCCCTTGCTTTGTTGCGGATTCCAATGGCTACCCGATTCCCCAAAGGGAACGCCAGAGCTACTGCCGCCATCAGGTAAATAAGACATAATACCCCATTTGTTTGCTAAATAGTTTTCTATGGTTCGCGTTTCATCTCCGCTAAGAAGGGTATTAAAAATTAAAACTTCAGCAATGTACCCCTTCCAGTAATGGTTGACTCTTCCGAGAAAAAGGTATCGGCAATTATTGGTATTCTGGGGGACATTGCTGTCATAATTCGACCCTACCCCATCAACCCAGAGGCCCGTTCCGCTGTGAGAAGTTCCTCCGTTGTACTTGCTCACGTAAATGTGAGGTTTGTTGTTTGGGTTTCCAGCCCAATCCCACCTTCTGTATTTGGACCCGCTCCCGAAATAGGCATATGTTCTTAAGCCGGATGAGGAGCTGTAGTGCTGAGTTATTGCCCTTTTGTAGAGGGCATTGCCGTCGACGACCGCGCCCGAGGCGGACACGCCGTTGTCAGAAATACTTATTAGTCCAGCATCAGACGGGTTACCATAATCGCCGTCATTCCTCCACCCCGGTTGAGCAACGACAAAAATTGTATGCCCCGAATCGACTTCGTACCCGTCCGTCGGCGGAGACCCCGTACCGGGCCAATTCTCGGAGGGGAATTTAAGCTTCATAAATAACCAATGATCAACCCCGTTCAGGGACAGGGCAGGTTTGTTATTTATGGCTCTTTTTTTTATTTTGAGAGGATCACCGTTTGGGGCATAGGCCCATATATACCCGCCCACAGCCTTGTCCTTCATAATGTACGAGCCCGTTTCTCCCGGCTCCATCGCGTCGTAGTAAGTAGACTCGTCGTCGGCATCAAGCCAGAAAATTAAACCCTTGGTTAGGGGGTTTAAAAGATCACCATAGAACAACGGATTCTCGTATATATCCAGAGGGTTCCCTATGAGAAGGTCTTGTACGTTATAGGATATTTTTGTCTTCTTGGCCATTGTTATCCTTTATGTTTTGCTTACATAAAGAATGCTGGCCAGATATTGATCCACTTGGTGCTCTAAAGCTATACCTTGGATCTTGTCTATCCTGTCGGGATTTGTATCTACGGGCTTGGCAACGTAAGCGCTTACTTTCTTTTTCCAATTCTTTGGGTCTTCGTTAGCGACTATAACCGAAGCAATGCCCTCTGCAACTTCCTTTTGATTCTTATTAAGCCTTTTAATTTTATTCTTTTTCCTTAATTCCGCTTCGACAAGCTTGTTTAATGAACTAGCTAGTATTAAATTGTCTGTTACCTTTGAAAGACTAAATGTTGCCACCGACTTAGCTGGGGCACTCTTTTGTCCCTGACCGACGGGGCTAACTTTTTTGGTTGTCTGTGGAGACTTTGTCCCTGACGGTCTTCCCGAGTCCTTGCTTGTTTGGCCGGGTTGAAAGTTGGTTTCTTTTGTCGCCGCACTCATCTTCCCGAGCTTAATCTGGGTATAAGGCCCACCCGTTACAGGTTCATAAAGACCCTTATCTCTCATTTTCTTGTACGCCGTTTGGTTGGCTACTGAGTCGTCCGAGTCCGGAAGTTTGCCCGTTTCAATAGCTGTTACGCCCTCTTCTGGAGTAAGAACACCAATCTCTATAAGTCTATTATAAATTCTAGATATATTTGTATCATCTTTTAGGGATATCCTTTCAAACTCAGGTCTGGGGAAATTTTTAAAACCGAGCTGTTTGGAAATTCTTTTGATCTCTGGTAACAGGAAATCGTTTATAAACGCCTGTCTCGCCTGCCTCAGTCTTCCTATGAAAATTTCTACTTTTATGTTTTGGTTTGCAAATCTTTCTCCGGTACCAACAAATATGTTATTCAGCCCAATTTGTATATCGCTGTTCACTACTTCGTACTTCTTTGGGTCAAGAATAGAAGCAATGTCGGGAATAACAAATTCAGCCTTGGTTGTATAGTCTGCAATTAAAACTCTCCCCACGGACTCGTTTTGGAAAAGGTTTTGCATGGCTTGAAGGTTCTTTTGGTTTACTCCCCCCTTGTCTGGCTCTGCACCCATAGTAACCAAGAGTATGGCCTGTTGGGTGGTTCTTGTTATGGCCATGTCCATCTTTTTCATTTCCTCTTTCCAGTTTATATCTGCTAAAACTGGGTACCCCATTGGTATTGCAAAGGGCTCGTAGTCTTGCTTCTTATAGAAGACGGCAGTAATTTTGTCAGTACCAAGGGGGAGTAGGACTAGGCTGTTTCCCTTTGTTTGAATTTTCTCTCTTATCTCTGGATCTAGGTTTTGTAAAATTTGTTCATCCTCTTCCGTCCTTGGGCTCCTTAGTCTCTCTAGTTCGTAATCGCTCAGGACCTTGTAGTAGTTTCCTGTAGCAAAACTTGCAGAACCTGCAATTTGAATATCTGCTGGGTTTAAGACAATGTATCTGGAGGGAAGTAATACCCTTGCGGAGGATGTTCCACCAAAGGTTTTTGTAATTTTGTTAACGTCCTTCCTTCTTAGGTTCGCGTCAAGCCTATATAAAAAAACGTTTCCAGATCTATAATATTCTCTAAAAAATTGATCTTGTAATGCCCATATGTTTATCTTCTTGAAATAGCTCTCGAAAAAATCACGAGATTTTTTGCTTGCACCCCTGTAGTATATTGAGCTTATGGAAAACTCCGTCATAAGATCTATGGTGTTTCTAAAAATAGCAAAATTATAATAAGCTTTTTGACAGAGCATGACTGCGTCTCTGACATTTAGATTAGATTTGTTTTCTGCCCCTGAAGAATAATGAAATGGAACCAAACCGTCTTCTATATTCTTGAACCGATCCGTCCTGTGTATTGAGCCCGCCCTGTTTCTTCTGCTGCGCGTACTCGTCGTGCTCGCGGTAGATTCATACTCCCCCGTCATTAATGGAGGGGAGCTTGCAATAGCCTCTTGAACCTTCTTTCTCGGAGCCATTTTGCTCGGAGCTGCCCTTTTGGACGCGTTCGTTGTTTTTGTTCCTTTTTCCTTCATTTTAGATAAATTACACTTTAATTAATCATGATGGGATTAAAAGTGTCCCCTGATTCGACTGGTGTTGACATCATATCATAATATGATTTCACCGCCCAGTTTGCCAACATAAGAGTAGTATAGTTATCTTTTCTGGCCTTGCTTGCGGAAGTGCTTCTCTTAAGGTGTAGCGGAAGATCAAATGTCTGGCTGCCCTTGGCTGTGCTTTTCACTTCTACTAGTGCGCATTGTTTTTTTGTTTGATATATTAAGTTGTCTTGGTTCTCTATATGGTCCAAAATCGATTCTTCTGGAGGTAATCTGAACGACAAGGATTGGTTGGATATTTTTTCGAATGCCGAGCTATTGGCTGTCGCCCTTGAGGCAAACCATACCCTTTTGTGATCTATGTTGGCCTGTAGGTGTTCGTTTGCCATGCGTATAAAACTGGTTGTGAAAACCTGCTTGAATGCTATTGTCCCGTTTTGTTTGTTGTATTTTCTTCTTGCGTGCCTCAGCATCTTTTCGTAGTCTTGCCCTTCATCCTCGCTATTGAAATCAAAGAGGCTTATCTTCTTCTTGAACTCTGGGGACTCATTACAGCTATCTAAAAATTGATAACCAGCATTATCTATAATAACCATTTCAACATTGAAGCTATTCATGATGTAGGTAAAATATTTTATATGATCTTTAAGATCGCCACCAGCAACGGCGTAGCTGTGAACAAGGGTAGACTGCTGGGTTTCATCATCGAGCTCCAACACAGACATCGCAAAAAAGTCAGATGATGGGCTGTTACTAAAGCTAGGGTCAATTCCTACTATATATTTTTGGCCTTTGTCTCCGTTTATTTTTATCGTTGGGCTTTCTCCGTCTGGTATAGTGCATTCGTGCATCTTCTTCGCACTAAAATAGCTGTCTGACCCATCAGTAAACTGAGCGCAATATTCTCGCTGGAAAGAGGCGCTTGAGATTCCACCAGACAGGGCTTCTTCTATGATTATTGGGTCGATCATTTCCTTGGGAAGGGCTTCGTATCCCATCTGGGAAATAAAGTAAGTTGCATTTCCTTTATGTTTTGTGCTTTGTATATTGGCTTCCCACTCCCTGTATGTTCTGTAAAGGTTTTCGAAGGTGTATGATGCGGACGAAAGGGCTATCATTTTTGAATTGTTTTCAAATTCCATTCTGTCTTCTTCTTTCATGGCCCCTTCTTTTATCATCCTGTCTTCCACTTCTCTTATGGCTAATCTTTCTTTCATATTCTGTGGAGCGACAAGAAACGGCATAAGAACTGTATTGATAAGATCCTCTGGTAATAATAGGTACTCGTCCAGAACCAGAACATTAGCGCGAAAACCACGAATCTTTTCTCCGTTTAAAGGGATGGCCGTTATAGTTCCTCCATTGATTTTCCATTCGTATTGGTCATTTCTTTTTGATTTTGCCCCAAAAGCTTGAGCCAATAGCTCTGCACCTTTTGAGTCTACTATATTCTCTAGGTTATTGAAAATAAACCTCGCAGTTCTAAACGTCGGCCCAGCAATAAGTATCTTTGTGCCCGGTTCGAATATGCATTGAAGGAAGCAAAATACACTTGCAATAAAAGTTTTACCACAACCACGTCCCCACACGCACATGGAAAAATTCCTATTCATGAATCCTTTTAGAGTAATCTCTTGGTAGGGTGCTAATTTTATTCCAGAAATAAGCTCTGTTGTTAGCCCTAAATTTGCCCTTAGAAACTTAGCCAAAGAGATCTTAGCTTCCTTGCTTTGCAGTTCGCCCTTCATGGAAAGCAGCTCCTTATGAATGTCGGGGAGTTCCTTTTTATATTTTTCTGGAGTATACCACATGTTATAGCTTCTTTAAATCGTAGGCCAGTTGAAGGTCTGCTTGTCTGTGTACGCATCCGCTTGTGAAAATTCTTTCCATTACCCTAGAAGACTCTTTCCTTCCGTTTACAAACAAAAATTGAATATTAGGATATTTTTGGATTAGGGCCCTTACTCTATGAAAGATAAATTCTGGGGTAGCTTTTATTTTCTTTGATATGTAAGGCAAGAACTGAAAACTTGTAGCCTTAGAAAGGGTTTCCTCTACGAGGACAATTAGGTATGCTTCGTTTTCCGTTGCTCTTTTTATTTCGTTATTGAACCTTTCGTATCCCGCACTCATTGTTCCTATAAAGTCTGATAAAGATTTTCTTTCTATATAACAATTACATGTTGCCCTGCTGTCGCTGAATGTATAGTCTCCGTAGTCTAGTTTTTTTACTTGTATTTTTCTTTTTTCGAATTTAAGCGGTTTTTGTTCTCTTGTGTCAACATATATAACGTATTCTGGTTTATCATATTCTGCCCCAGAGACAATGTCGTTAAAAATTTTGTGTTTATTTTTGTATCCTAATGAGCTGCATAATTTATAATATCCATCCCACCCAAAAACCTCATTAAAATATTGCATCGGTGGGGAGGTTAAAGATCTTAATTCTACTTGTGTGGGGGAGTATATTAGCTCCTTCTGCTCTTTTCTGTCTGACAGTAGCTTTGAGCAGTATTCTTTTGCTTCTTCTTCTGTAATTGATTTTAACCATAGGCGCAAGTTGGTTCTTGAATTAAAGTCCGATTCAAAATACTGTTTTTTGTTTTTGAATTTAATAATCTTTTTATCGTATACATCGTACCGAGGAAAATGGGTCTGGTAATATTCAGCCATTCTCAGCTTGTGAGCCCTTAGGTGGGAGTGAAGCTGTTTATCTAAATCAAATTCTTTTTCGCAAATTTTACAGTTAACCATCTATGACCTCTTCTCTTGACAAGCCTAATATTTTGGCTTTTAGTTCATCCATGGAGGTGAGATTATCTACTTCTTTTTCTAGAACCTGCCTTCTCATTTCGGCAAGCTTTATAAGCTTTTTCCTAGACTCTTCGTCTTTCCACATTTCCACTAGATTTAAAATGCTTGCATTGTCCCGAATTTGTTTTTTTAGTTTGTCGCTTCTTTTTTCTTTTAAACTTTCTAATAGTTTTTGTTGTCTATTAACGCATTGGTTATATTCTGTTTGAGAATTACCTATTGCATCTACTAGGCTCATGGACATTCTCCTCCCGTCATTATCATCTGCCGTTACGTCTAATAGCTCGCTTAGCCTGCCTATTCTTCTTTGGATGCTGGATGCAATTACCACTTCAGTAGACAAAACTATATATTGATCAACCTCTTCTTGGGACAAGTCGCATTTATCATTCGTATACCTAACAAAGCTACTTTCGAACAGACCTCTATCTGTTCTGTCGTCATACGTATTCATCTGGTGAATAAAACGATAAGTTTCAAGATAGCCAGTTACTGCATGAATATCCCTTTTCCTTTTGGGGGTAAGTCTGTTTTTGTCTATTTTGTCGTGAATATATTTATTTATTTTAAAAATAGTTTTCTCAAAAGTCTTTGGGGGTTTATATTCGCCGATGGGGATTTCTCTGGTGTCTTGGTATGTCGTCGTGTCTATAGTCTTTAGGAATTCGTTTACCGTTCTTGTTTCTTGGCTAAGTGGTGTTAGTTTGTCATTTTTGAATATTATTCTTGATAACTCATTAGCCTTCATTGTCCCTGCGTTGTTTGTTATGTACTCCTCCTGTTCTTCTGTGAGCTCTATTTTTTTCTTTGCTTGGTATTCGTGGGCACCCCTAGCTTTGATCTCTCTAGTAGACAAGAATTCTTTAACCGCTTTTCCTTCCTTGCTTCTCCCGTCTACGTCTTCGTCTGGAAAGGCTGCGTTTATTAGCTCTAATAGAGAAGGCGGGTCGCTTGGTGTCGCGTTCCACTTATCTAGAACTTTTTGCTTTTGTTCTTCTGTAAGAATAATATCCATTTAAAATAAATCTATTTCACCTTTATCTAGTACTCTTTTTACTTTTTTTATTATCGACTTTTTAAGATTCTTTATTTGTTTGTATCCCGGGGCCCTATTTTTTTCTGTAGTTTTATATCCCATTACTTTTGCTAGCTCTTGTTCGTCTTTATTTAATACGTAAAGGTGTTTGTACACCGTCCACTCTATGGGTCTTAAGTGGTTTTTCATTTCGGCATGCAATTTTTCCCCAGCTTTTTCTAGGTCTAGAGAGTCTGAGGGCTGATTGAATACCTCTTGTGCATGGTCTTCTAGAGATAGCGGCAGCTTTGCGTCATGTGCGCTTTTTTTAGTTTTTTCCCAGTTTGAATAAAGGGGGCAGCTCGAGTCTTGTTTCCCGTAGATGGAACAAAGCTCTACCCCCTCTGCGGCTGCGCACTTCAAACATGGTCTGCAATAATTTCCATAATTATTCCTTATTAAATTTTTTATTTGATTTGATATTATTCTATTTATCCAAGGAGCAAGAGGTTTAGAATGATCATAAAGATGCCATTTTTTATAGATATGAATCCTTAGTATTTGGGCAACGTCCTCAAAATCCATCCAAGCTAATATGGTTAAATTCCATTTACCTCTTCTCTTGATTATCTCTATGTTTATGCTGTCTATGCTCTCTTCGAAGCTCGGCTTTTTGGGGCTTTTTTTCTTTTGCATATTTTTACTTGTTTTTTTCCTTTATTGATCCAGCTTCTTTTTTAAATTGCTCCATTGCTGCTTCTTGGTTGACGTTACCTGTTTGTTTTGTTTTTTGCCTTTTTCCTCCGCTTAGGGTCCCTGCGACCTCTTCTATCTTGGTCCCTTTGTACTCTCCTGCTTCTATCTCAACCTGAAGCGACTTGAGGTTTAGCCTCGTTCGCACGCTTTCCTCGGCGACCCCCTCTTCTTGATCCGGTTGGTCTACTTCCACCTTACCGAAGGGCCTTCCACATTCAGCGCAGAAATTAGGCCTTTTTAGGGTATACGCCGTAGCAACGCCACATTTTGGACAATAAAGTTTCATAGTAATAATCATGGGGAAAATGGCTAAATTCCATTTTTTTACACATTTTATGGTACTTCTATAACTTTTGAATGTAATATCTTATGAGGAGGGCGCATAGGTTATGCCTAAAGCAAGAAAAAAAAGACGCTTCATATTTAAAAATAATAAAGATATAAAATATGAAGTACTTTTCCACAAACCGAACACTAGGCACTACGGAGAAGCAGACGGAACCTGTGCGGATCCGAAGGAAGAGAAACCCAAGATACATATTAATCCCTATCTTACAAAACAATCAGAACTAAATACTTCGATACATGAATTCGCTCACGCCTTTTTTTGGGACGCCACAGAGAAAGAGATTGCAAAATTTGCAAATACCTTAAGTAGGTTTCTCTACAACCATTGCAAGTGGAGAAAGCTAGAAAGAAGAAAATACAAAAAAGGAGAAGTATATAAAATAGGTCTCCTAGAAAAAGAAAAAGAACTACCAACCAAGATGAAGAAAGGTCGCAAAAGTGAAAGAACAAAACCAAAACGCACTAGAAATAAAAAAGCTAGCAAAAAAAATAGGAAATGATTCACTTCTTATAATAAATAAATGCCAACAATCATGCGGGAAGAATGATCTTTGGCAATCGGCAGTAGACATAAATTATAACGCCCGTAAAATATACAGCGCCATAGACAAGGTTAACTAACCCACTCTCTGAGATTCAGAATCCGTCAAAGCCTTCATTTTTGCCGAGTCTACTGAAAAATTTGTGTCAGGACGAAGTAATGGACGTCCTTCCGGATTACTAATTCCCCTAGAAGCGACCTCTCGGTTGTCCCTGCTGAGGCAGCCTGTCTTCTTGTACGGTTTGTGCGGTCTTATATTTGGGTTCAAATAATTCTCCCAAGGTGTATTTTTCCATTTTTCATAATTCTTAAACATGGGCTCCAGTTTTATCTGGTTACAGCCAGTCTTGCCTGCTCCACTAGTTGATTCGCCTGTAAAGGGGTCCGGTAGTCTAAGGGCGGAAGGATCGTAATAATTTTCGGGGTTACCCTTCGGATCGGTTTTAAAGATGTCCGGCCGATAAAAATTGTCGCGTTGTAGCTGTTCCGTAACCGAAGGGGGGAGCGCATTAATCGCATTCGCAAAATCTTTTCCATATAGGATCTCCCAATCGAAGAGGTCCTTGTCCGATATGTGAGCCGGATTCCGAATTACTGTCCACTCAATTGTGTGCAAGGCCGTTTGCTCATAGCCGCTTCCATCGGGTAATTTCACCACGGGGCCCATCACGTATGTCGGGACCAGCTTTCCCTCCTTGTCGGTGGTGAGATCTATTGTCATACCAGTATATGTATGCACTTTGCCTTCCTCGTCCGTGTAAAACGGCATTTTATCTACATAGAATACTCTTGTCTGTACTTCTAAAAACTCAGGGAGCCTGTTCCTTGCCCGCATCTCTAATATAAATTTATTTAGCCTTATCCGAGTCGCGTAGTCACACTGTCTCCCCCAATCCGAATTTTTGAATTTCAGGGACTCTGAGCCGAGTGGTCCGTCAAGCCCGCCGCCAATGGGGGGGCTCATCGTAAACGGCTTGGGATCTTGCCATCCCGGTTTTTCCACCGGTGGGTTTAATACATCGTTTATTTTGCTAGCTGCGCCCCCGACAAGGAGGCTTTTTTTCTCCATGTCAATTAGCAACGAATATCCGTTCTTTATATGTGGTTTGAATTCCACCTGATACCCCCACTGCCCGAAGTGCTTCTCCGCCGTATCCATCATTTGGTTAAGTGCGACGTCAGCAATGGCCTTAGTAAGGTAGGGCTTGCCGCCTTCGTTCTTGACCTTCATGGCGGCGGTCAACGTTCTACAGGCGAGTGTAAGGCGGCGAATCGCCTCGGCACCTCCGCTCCCAGACTCTTGCCAGTCCTTGAGCTTCGCGCGCCGCTGGCGCGTGAAGGACAGCCCACTGCAGGCTGGTAATACTGGTTTTTCTCCGTCCATGATATTTTGCCTTATTTATCCATTTCGCTTTTTTTACATACACATTTTGGATTTTTGCAGTCATTAGGTATATCGCTGTGACATTCGCACTGACACTTGTCTAGATTGCACAACCCAACATTACATAACCAATGCCTAAATTTTTTCCATATATTCATAACTATTTACATTACACTTTTTCGCTGGGAGTAGCATAGTGATTGTTTAGCTTAGTTATTAAAAACTTCACTAATTTTGACCTCATTATATCTTCTTCAGAGAACTCAAATGTATGGATCCCGTGATCTCTGCTCTCTTGGTCTGAGAAAATGCTAAACATGCTTTCGAATCCTCCTGATATTTTTTCATTTTTAATGTCAGTTTGCATAGGGTCTGCTAAAACGAAGCATCTACTGTGTTTTCCCATTCTGGTCAAAACAGTAGTAATTTCTTTTTCAGTGGAATTTTGCGCCTCATCAAAGATAATGCACTTAGATTTCCAATTCATGCCACGCGCAAAGTTAACAGGGAACATGGAGATGCGCCCCTCTTCTTCGAGCTTTCCTACTCTGGTTTCAGCCAGCAGTTCATCTAGCTTATCGAGAAAAGGTAAATTATAAAATCTTAATTTGTCCTCTGCGCTACCGGGCAGGTAGCCCAAGCTATGTGCGCTGCTCTCTACAGCAGACCTTAAATACATAACATCAGAAATAAGCTTCCTGTTAAGAAGTTGTAAAGCACAATAAACCGACAAAAGTGTCTTAGCGGTTCCTGCTGGGCCTTTAACAAAAACAACTCTAACATCTAAATCAAGGGCTAACTTAAAAAACTCCCTTTGTTTATCTGTCCAAGGGAATTGTTTTATTTTTATTTGTCTCTTGATCGGATTTGGATTGTCTTCAACTTGTGGGAGAAGTTCTTCATCAATCTGATTTCTGACCTCTTCTTTTTCTTTAGCTCGAGAGGAGCTCCTTTTATTTTGACTCATCACCTAAATTTACACATAATAAGTAGAATAACAAAGGAATTATGGATGCAGGAATTATATATGTAATCAAGAAAGAAAGAAAACAAGGACAAACATGGGACCACAGCCCCGGAGACTACGTTGATATGTGCAAATACAGCATAAGCACACTCCGAAAGGTAAATAAACTTCCTATCACAATATGCACCGAAAAATCCCTATTCAAAAACTTCTCTAGTCTAGATGTAAGCTTAGTAGAAATACCCCAAAAATTCAAGTCAAGTAAAAATGACCCTACAGATTCAAGATGCAAGTTCTTTGCCAACAATTTATTCCCCTATGATATAAATATTTTCATAGATGCAGACACAGAGATACTAAGAGACCCCCTAGAAGCTTATGACGAAAAATATGACATACAAGGAGCAAGAGAAATGGACGCCGATTGGGATAACCCGCAATATTACGGGCTAGCGCCATGGTTTAATACTGGATTTTTGGTATATAAAAGAAAAGAAAACATCAAAAAGCTATTTTTAGCAGCGGAGAAGCTTTACCAATTAGAGTGCTGCGTCCCCAATACAGACCAAGGCTGCCTTAATGTCATATTATTCCATAAAGAAGTATCAAATTGGGATAACGGCAAATGCGCGCAACTTGTTCGTCCTTCTTGGGAAGATATAAATATCAAAACAAACTTTCTAGACCCTAGGTGGAACGTTCGGCCGCCAAACTATTGGCAAACTCCGGACCCATATATTTTGCATATGAAATACCTAGATCCAAAAAAAGAAACATACCAAGGAATGTTGTCTTGGAGAGAAAAGTGGAAAAAATAACATTAGATTGTTACATGCATAACAGAAGAGGTATATTAAAAGCACCTAAATTAGTGCACCCCTTCGGGGTATTTTTACCCGCGTTTTATTTTAATGTTTTTTTATTCATTAATATTTATTAATAGGCACCCCCCCCTTATCCTATATAATAGTAATAGACATATGAATAACACTATTTTCTTGTGGAGACTCGCATTTAACCCCCACCTCCGCTTCCTGAGTTGTCAACACCCAAACAATTCAAAAATAGGGCCACACCCAACCCCAAGGCCGCTTTTGGGGTGGTGCAGCTCTCGTGCCAAGCAGAAAAAGACGTGCCCGCGAACTCGAACACGGACACGCCTCCTCCTTGGGCCTCCTCCTTGGGGGTGCTCCTTGGGGGTGCTCCTTGGGGTGCTCCTTTAGGCTTGCGCCTTGGAGAGTAGCCCTTGCCAGTAGCCTTCGGCTTCGAACTTGGTCGGCACAGATTCCCATTGTACGCTGTTGCGAATCTTAATCTGGTAGAGAGTGCCAGAGTTCAACTCGTCAAACACCATGCTCTTAAGTTTCTCCATGCCGTCAGAGTTAATAGGCTCGCTGGCAGTACGCTTGCCGTCAACGTACAGGTCGAGGCTGTCGCGTTGTAGGCAAATGGTTTCGTCGAATTGTCGCTCTCTCCGTGGTGGTAGTATCTTTGTCATAATCTTATAGGGTCAAAATGTCGATTGCTTCAATGAGTTGAAATCCATAATCTAAAATCACAGCAACAAATAAAATTGTCACAGCGAACTTGACCATTGGCATCATCACTTCGTCAGCAAACGCCTTGTTGAATTCTTCGTTGATGTCTTGGAGTTTTCCAATCACAGGTAGTTTGTTTTTCATAATCTTATATAAATTGTTTGTTGCCCTTAATCATCACGCTGTGTCTCAAGCGTAGGTTTTCAGGGCAACGGTAGGAATGCTAATCCCTGTCCTTGATTGGGTAATCATTACCATCTGGGCCAGTAACGGTATCGCATCCGACATACCACTCATCATCTTCGGCAACAAAGCCTCGAACGTGAATGACTTCGGGCGGTGGTGGTAACTGAAAACCATCATCTTTGTAAGCCGGAGCGGTTTCGCTATTCTTCCAAACAGCAAGGTCATCGAGGTAATCTTGTACCTCATCCGAATCTGCATAAAACACATCCTCAAACTTGACGGTTTCGCCGTAGCCTTGGCCGTCGAATGTTTCCATCCAAACGCCCTCGCAAGGTACGATAGTGATAAGGCGGCAAGGTGTGCCAGTAATGCCATTGATGTAAACGGCTCCGAGTTTTAGGTTAGTTGCTTTTTTCATAATCTCTTTTCTCTCTTTCATTGTTATAATATACCACGGATTTCACTAAAAGTCAAGCGGTTTTTTCATAAAGTTATTCACAATTAGCTGTCACTTTGTTCACAGGCGAACTCTACTTTGACCACAAGGCCCAAGCCCATGTTGGCTGCGATGCGTGACGCATGGCTCGCGTCCATTGCCTTGATGGGCATGATGGATGTCTGTGGCCCCTTGGTTAGGGTTACTCTGAAGATGCTTTCTTTGTTTAACATACCTTAATATAACACATAAACACCCATATGTCAAGAGACAATGTGGCACAATCAATGAAAGTTATTCACAATAGAGGTGTGCCAATATGGCGCGGGCGCAGCACCCCGCGTGCCACAAGACACACCAATTTCACCAGCTTAAATTCTACCACTGCACACCACGCTCCATGTCTGATGCACACGAGTCACACACACCATGGTCTGTGCTCATCTCCACCTCACGGTCACACACACGGCACCGCTTCACCTCACGCCCGTACTTGCTAGGGCCACAGTACTCATCACCACAGCACTCATCATCATAATAGTTGCCACTCATAAGCTCATCAGTCTTTCCATGTCACACACACACACACACACACACACACACACACACACACACACACACACACACACACACACACACACACACACACACACACACACACACACACACACACACACACACACACACACACACACACACA